AATCCCTTCCAGGGCTGTTTGGATAAACATCGCCAGAAGGTGCTTGATAAACTCTATCAGGAACCCCTAGATCTTCTCCTGGAGACTTCGTATAAAGATCCCCGGAAGGCTGACCGTATAGTCTGTTAGGAACCCCCAAATCCCTTCCAGGGCTGTTTGGATAAACATCGCCAGAAGGTGCTTGATAAACTCTATCAGGAACCCCTAGATCTTCTCCTGGAACTTTATAGTATGCATCGCCTTCTGGAGATTTGTAAACCCTATTCGGAAGTCCTAGATCTTCCCCTGGGCTATTTGGATAGACGTCTCCAGAAGGAGTTTGATAAACTCTATCAGGAGCTCCTAGATCTTCCCCTGGAACTTTAGAATACATATCCTCATTCAATGACCCATAAATTCTATTAGGAAGTCCAAGATCTTCGCCTGGTGACTTTGAGTAAACATCGCCTGATGTGGTTGGATAAACTCTACCAGGGACACCCAGATCTTCTCCAGGAACTTTAGAGTATACATCTCCCTCAGTGGGTGCATAAACCCTACCAGGAAGTCCTAAATCAGGGCCAGGAGAATTTTGGTAAACATCACCAGCAGGATTTGGATAAACCCTATTAGGAACTCCAAGATCATCGCCAGGAACGGTTTGATAAGCATCACCATTAGGTAAATTGTACTCTCTGTTAGGTAATCCAAGATCCCTACCTGGCGAATTTGAATAAACATCTCCCGACGGTGTCGGGTATATTCTATTGGGAACACCTAGAGAATCTCCAGGTACCTCCGGATAAGCATCTCGATTACCTGGAGATTCGTATATCCTATTAGGAAGACCTAATTCACTCCCAGGAGAATTGGAATAGACATCTCCTGAAGGGGTTTGATAAACCCTATCAGGAACACCTAAATCTTCTCCTGGTGATGTTGGATATAAATCACCTGATGCTACTTGATAAACTCTATCTGGAACACCTAGATCCTGTCCTGGAGATGCTGAATAAACATCACCAGATGGATTGTTATAAATCCTATCAGGAATCCCTAGATCAGCTCCAGGAACTCCGGTATAAGCATCACCAGAAGCTTCAGGATAAGCCCTGTCAGGAAGACCTAGATCTCTTCCTGGACTGTTTGAATAAACATCTCCTTGAGGATCTTGATAGACTCTCTCAGGAGCTCCAAGATCTTTACCTGGAACTGTTGGATATACATCACCACCTGGGGATCCATAAATTCTGCTAGGAACACCCAGATCATTACCTGGACTGTTTGAATAAACGTCGCCTGATGGGGTTTGATAAACCCTTTGGGGAGATCCAAGATCCTGCCCAGGAACGGTTGGATACTCGTCGCCACCAGGAGATGGATAAGCTCTTGTTGGTAGGCCCAAATCTGATCCTGGTGAAGTTGAATAGACATCACCTGTCGGTTTTACATAAACTCTTTGTGGTGATCCAAGATCCTGTCCAGGAACTGTTGGATACTCGTCACCGCCAGGTGATGGATATGCCCTTGTTGGAAGGCCTAAATCTGAACCAGGTGAGTTTGGATATGCATCCCCTGTTGGTTTTACATAAACCCTTTGTGGTGATCCCAGATCCTGACCAGGAACTGTTGGATATTCATCTCCACCTGGTGATAGATAAGCTCTTGTTGGTAATCCTAGATCTGCCCCTGGAGAAGATCTATAAGCATCATCCCTGACAGTAGGGTAAACTCTTTGAGGAACTCCGAGATCTTGACCGGGTGATGTTGGATATTCATCACCACTTGGACTATTGTATGCTCTTTGAGGAGGTCCACCCAGTCCTCCCCCTTGTGGTCCAGCCAACCTTGAGTTTCCACCGCCTAGACCCTGCAAGAAGTTTTGAGCATTATTAAAAGAAAGATTATTTCCATTCAGTAAAGCAGTATTAAAATTATAGGCATTTCCTAAAATGGTTCGATCTACACCAGATAGAGATCTAGTAATGGATGAAACCCCCTCGTTGATCAAATCATTTAGAGAGTTACCTATAAAATTTGTCAATAGATCCTTTCCAAGTTCAAGTATTCCTTGTAGTCCGGTTTTGGGGTTTGGTGCTTTTGGTGCTTGTTGAACAGACGATCTTGATCCGTCCCAGCTATCCCCAAGTATTAAAGGATTTCCGTCTAGTCTAATATTAGGAAACTGCGATCTCATTCTAACACGACCAACATGTATTTTGAATCCCTGTGTCACTATATCAGGGGAGATAGTTCCTGGTGTCATTATATTTTGGACTGGAGTACTTTCACTGAAATCAAATTCGCAATTTCTACACTCAAAAACAATAACGGGTTTGATCCCAGACTGATCCTGTTGATTTTTAAAGGCAGCTAAATCGTTATTAACTCCAGCTGTATTTAAAATACCTCCGACAAAAGAGTTAAATGGATTAGCTGGATTTGTTCCTCCCCCTACTCCATACTGTTGATTCTGTCCTGCTGCAGCTTCCTCCGCTCCAAGAGAAGTTCCTGGATTTTTTGCATTGCCAAGAAGTGTTGATAGGTTGTCTATTGTTTTGAGTGTAGCAGAGGACCCTATAAGTCTAGAAGTTTTAAAGAAATTTCTTATCTCCGTAACAAAGATATACATCATAAATCTTCTGAGGTTTCTAGGTACCAGCTCTCTCATATTATCATAATCAAAAGTGGCTTGATTGTATAGAGTAGCTAATGCGGTTATTCTTAGATTTAAAGATTCTAATGTTTTAAATTCCAGGACTTTTCCTGCAGTTCTTTGTGGATTAAAATTAGAAGCGGAATCGTCAGGAAATCCACCTCTGGTAACTTTAGCTAAGGCATCAAGCCCAGTAATCGATTGTAAAAACCAAGGGTAGTTGTCAACAAGATCTCGCAGCGTTTCCTGAAATTGAAGAAGCATATCCGATCTTTTTCCTCCTGTTCTAAATCCATCCTCTCTGTCAGCTAAATATCCGCTTGCTGAGTAGAATGAGATTTCTCCAGCAGGTCCTGGTGTTTTAAATTCGTACATTGGCTGGCTGAATGGATTTCTGGCAGCAAAACTACTAAGATCCGCTCCTGTTAAATAGTTTTCTTTTTTTAAAAGAGGACTAGGAGGCAGACCGTCATCAGGATCAACAGGTAAAACACCAAAATCAAAAACAACTTTAAACCCAAGGTATGTTGGGTCCTCATAATTTCCCTGTTTAGAAAGTTTAAACCCTTTTAAAAAGAGACTCCTTTGTTTATCTGTTGCTGACATTTGACGTTTAAAAAATTTAGTATATTTATCCCTATATTAAAATAAATCCCTCGTTGGAGATATTGGAAATGCTTTAGGTAGGGCACCTGAGCTATTTGCATTCCAAACCCTCTTGGCCAAAGTTAAAGACTGTCTCATTCTTCCACCCGAATAACTCCAATAAACACTCACCCCAATAACAACATAATTACCAGAAAGAAATAAATCCTGAACCGGCGAGGGGATGTCATTCGTTTCTCTATTACTCTGATTACCAGCATTCTGTTGTCTGAGCCCAGTTTCACTAACATAAATTTGAACAGGAACCACTTGACCCCTATAGATTCCAGGAAAATAGTTTTCTAATTCAACAACTAATGTCATTTTAGTTGCATCATTTATGTTGATTAGATTTTGAAACTTCGCATGAATAAAATTAGGATGTACTCCATCACTTGGTGAAATTTTAGAATTTAAAACACCAAGCCATTCTATTCTCTTTTCCTCCTTATAAGAATTATCTCTAGCTCTACCTTTCTGAAGAATAGCGTCTATTCCAATCTTCTCTGGCGTCTGTGATTCTATATCATATTTTATGTATTTGTTAGAAAGATTTTTTTCTTTCGCGTGTTCATCATAAAATCCTATCTGATTAACATATCCCATTTGATTAGTGTTAAGACCACTTCTAGAAGTCAAGGTATATCCAATTATAAAATAAGGAATTGTTCCATACCCACTAAGATTAGTTAAAACTAAAGGCCCTTGAACAGGTCCAGGATCTGGGGTTGCAGCATATTCATTACTAGCTTGATAGCCTCCTCCAACATATCCGGGGAGGTAAACTGCAATTTGCTGAGGTGGATCACCATAATCAAACTGTGAGCCAAGATTAACAAAATTGAGATTATAATAGCAATCTATCCAGCAATCAAAAAAACTTTTTTCGTCGTCCTTGTAAGCACGCAAAGAAACCTCTTGTATAAAATCATAATATGAATATGATGGACATATCCAAGTCATCTTGTCATTTAAGGTCCTGTCATTTGTGGAAAATCCTAAGTTTAAATCCTGAGAAACCTGGAGCAAGCATTCAGAAGAGGTAACGTCTCTAAATGATTTAATTCGATTAGTATAGAGTCCAGGGATTCTACATTCACCCATAATGGTGAATTTTAAATTTTTACCTCTGCCTTCGGCATCTTTCCCGCTGGGGTCCATCACACTTGAAGGCTCACTATTCACAGAGAGAATACTAAAATCCATTCTAAATGGTTTATAGTAATCCCCAGGTGATCTCATGTAAACAGAAGCTATATCACCATCCTTTGGGTAATTCACAGAAATAAAAACACTTTCTAGTGCATAGAAAGTAAATTTTACAATGGGCAAAAATCCATCTAGATTCAGATCAAACTTTTTTAAATATTTAGTAACACTATATCCATTAATGGTTATAAAGGGAACATAAAGACCTATATTCTTTTCGACTACAAATCCATCATCTCTTTCTTTCTGTAGATCGTCTGGGTTCTTTCTTCTATCTACTTGGACCTGTTCATCCAATTTGATATTGTTTAAAGCTAAAGTTACTATTTGGATATCCTCTAATGACATAATTAAGGATTAAGAGTTATTTGGTAAATTGAATCCACCTCCACCTGCGGAAGGAGCTAATACAAGGTATCCATTTTTCTTATCGATTGGAGATTCACCTGGCTGTGCAACGTTAGGAGGTAGCATCATCTGTGGATTGTTTTTAATCTGGCTGTTCAAAAATTTCTTTCTTCCGTCGCTAATTTCAAACTTTTTTTGCTCCTGATTTTTTCTAAATCCCTGATTTGGATTAGTGTTTGTGTCGCTAGATACCATTTTCTGATTTAAAATCTGTCTAGCATTAAACATATCATCAATTGTTCTGTTATCAGGAACAGCCAAAAGTTGTCCCTGATTTAGTGAGAACGGATTACTTATTGCATTAAATTTAAGCAAGGTGCCCATCTGATTTTGATTACCCATTTTAATGGTAGCAATTAAATCGGGTCTCATTTGGAAATATTCGGTAACTATTGCAAGTGCCTTGTAATCTGGACCGACCCCCTGAAAGCTAATAGAGGGTTTAGTTAAATCCCAAATTCCATAATTCCAAAGGGTCAATCCAGATGATGGATTAAATACCGATTTATTTCTAACAAGCGTGTCTATCTCTAAAGCCATAAAAAAAAATTAAATTAATTAACCCCCACCCGGAGGAATTTTTTGCCAACTTTGACCGTCCAAATAAGCATTCTTGGTGGCTTCTGATAATACGTTTCCGTTCACATCTCCAGTTGATGCAAAAGATTGTGCATTAGCAGAGGTCTTTAATACAGATTGATAAAGTTTACCGTCACCTCTATTAAAGATACTTTCTATCTCACCTCTCTCCCTCTCCCTTCCATGCTTTAACGTAAACGTCGCCTTTACTCCGGTTGGAAAATCATCAGGTCCAAGCGATTCAGTAAATTCTATTTTAACCCCATCGCAAACAAGATTTCCAATCATAGCAATAGGGTTACAAGGATTACCAACAGTTACGTGCCATTCTCCCACTGGTGCACCAGTTAAAAGAGACAATGGCGCCCTATAATTGTCAGTAAGCTCCCCTGATACCGAAAGTTTTATCAATCTTCCAGCTGCAGTACCTAGTGTGTTTTCGAATTGCTTTATTTGATCGACAAATTTTGCTGGATCGTTTCCACCCTCGAGGAGAAGATTAGAAAGTTTTGCTCTTACATCGTCGACTGCATTTGATTCCGGATCGTTTAAAGTTTTTGTTGTAGCATCGGCAAGTTTATTACCAAAGTCTGTGAACCATTTGATGGGATTCGAATAATACAGTTCAAGGCCTCTGTCTCCTCCAGGGAATGCGATTGCGGGGGTGTCTGCTTGGTATCGAATATCAGGGGTTAAGAAATTTCCATAGTTTGTTCCTATTGAAAGAAGATTTGCTAAAATATCCAGCATAGCTGCTTTTGAGTTTACCTCACCAACGGAGGTTAGATCATAATCAAAGACCAAAACGATATCATTCCAGGTGAAAGGAAGTCCAGTGGCTCTTACCTGTGTTGTTGTAACTACGTCAACTGACGTCCAAATATATTCACTCATCACACCACCTAAATCCTTAGATTTATCTCTAAGTGCTCTTGTTCGTCTAGCTTTAGTTACTGTTTCGTTAGGATCAGTAGCTATAGTCAAACCCTCAACTATGCTTCTACCCGCATCATAGATGTTTTTTACCTGTGGACTAATCTTATCTAACGTGGATCCTATAAATGACATTGGGCCTATACCCTGATCACCAGTAAAAAGACCTTTAGAAAATGCCTCTTGCCTTTTTATCTCCTCTTGTGTTGCTGGAAGCCATTTTAATCCAGTAGTAAAACTGAGTATACCCGAAAGGGAGTTTCCAGTATTTCCACCAAACCAAGTTATTGCCTGGGCGACAGGTCTTCCGACCCCCTCCGTTATATAAGCCTCATTATCTTTTAATGCTGCAGGGATAGACATATTGTCCAAAACTGGAGTTGGGAATCTTCTTAACGTTATCATGTAATTATTAGGAATAGATCCATAGTATTTACAATAAAGAAAATCCTTCCAGTAATAGGGTGCGGAAAGTCCCCCTATAATATTACCAATATATGTAGTTGAAGAAACTATCCCACTTAAGTTTCCAGTGTTTTGCGAAGCAACTGACTCGTTAGACATCGTTTCCTTAACTAGCATTCCTGCAGAGGGGTTCTTTGATGCTATAGAAGAAATTGACTTATTAAAAGAAACGGATTCTGATCTATAATAAGCGTTTTTAAAATCATTCTCGTAGCTTCCTAGAGAGTAGAAAAGAAATTGACCATATTTTGCAGGGTTCCTCTTTCCTGCTTCATAGAATAGCGACTTAGCGGTCTCTCTCTTAATGGGATTCGCACCAATATTGCTATACTTGGAAATTAAAGTATTGGAGTCAGTCTTGAGTATCTGTTCCCGGAGAAGATCTTCTATCATTTAATCCATCACTATTTTTTATAGTCGGTGGATAGCATACTCTTCCTCTTTTGGTAATTCGGATAAGAAGTTCTCCAAATTACTTTCAAATTCAGGGGTTATGTTCTTATAGCAAATAAGCATGCTATCACACTTCGTACTATATATTCCCTGAACAATTTTCTTACGAATAGTGTAGTTTAATATAAATTCTGATTCTGTTGCTAGATTATCTATTTCGTATCCAAGATCCCTTATTATTTTAGAGATGTCTACAATATAAGGGTCCAGCTTTTTAATGCGTGGTTTTTTCCTAGACTCTTTGGGAGAATTTTTAGATAAGTAGATGTTAAATATTTGCTTTTTGGGCATTTTTATTCTTCGGTTTCGCTCAATTCATCCCAGTTTGATTTTATCATAAATGATTTAAAACTGGTATACTCTGGGGATTCTTGATTCCAATTTTTAAAAGAATCTAATTCCAATTTTACCCCATCCCTATTGACATTCTTCATAATCTCTCTATTCTTCATCTCCTGAACAAACATTCTATGCTTGTTTTTTCCCTCCTCTATATTATTAGAAATGTCATCGATGGTTTTCTTTTGGGGAATATTGATTCCAAGTTGTTTTAATATTCTTCTTTGTTCCTTCTTAGAAATTTGTCCACTCATATTTTTACAAAATTAAATTTCAGCAGTAAATCCTCTAGGTCTACCAAAAACTGAGTCGTCCCTGTTGTACATATCCATGCCGACAACATACTTAAACAGTTTTAGAAATAGCGCAGGTATAAAAACGTCTTTTGTTTTAACTACATCATTAGAAGGAATAAATAAAAATTCAGACTGCTTCTCATTCTCAGATCCGTCTGTAGTAGCTGTTCCTCTTTTAATTCCTGTAACATTAACAGCAAAACATGGATGCTCTGTGTCAACCATCTTTGAAGCAGTAACTGTTCCTAGAAAAAACCATTTGTCATTTTCAGTAACAGAAAAACCAGTTTCCTCCTTTAGCTCTCTTTTAGCTGTTTCCAAAAATCCTGAATCATCATCATCAGTCCTTCCAGAAACTACGGTTAAAGAATATCCACCTTCCCTAAAATTATTTCTTTCCCTGAGTACACCTATTGATATAGGAAGATTGTTTTCGTCGGTAACATATGGTAATATGATAACAGAATCATCTTTAGGTCTTAATCCAATATATCCATCTCTATCTATTACATCAAATCTTGGAGCTGTATAGAGTACTTTTTCTTTTATTGATTCTTGCATTTTATTCTTCTACTTCTTTTTGTTCTTTCTCTGAATCCTCATTAATCTTAGATTTTTTTCCGGAGTCAGAATAATAAGATTTTTTAACAGAATCAGCTAATGATTTTTTTATGTTATTAATATCTATCCCATCTAAGACAAAATCAATAATTTCCTTTTCTGCCTCTTCAAAAGATAAAAGAAGAACATTGTATAAATCCTTCGGAGGAAGATTCAATTTTATCTTAATCGAAACCTCAACCATATTCTTTTTCTGCTTTCTTAACAACTTATATATCGGAGATTCAGGATTGAGATCACCAGTCTCCTCGTAAACTATAGAGGTAACTGCAGACTCTTTTATAATATCTCTTTGTTGAATTGGTTGTTCTTTTACTATAGGAGCAGCAGGAAACATTAGCATGTATTCTTCAACTAGATCAATGTTAATTTTTCTCCCACTTTGGAAGTCAATAAAAATGAAATCACCATTATTTGAAATACCCTTGTATCTTTCTACAGCAGGCACGTTTTCACCCTTTATCCACTCAAAATCATAAGGTGAATACTGATCTTGATACTCTTTAATTGTTTTCTGAGGAGATTCCATTTTTTTATTTTTTTTTATTGTCCCAAATAGGGACTTGAATAAGTTCCCCATCTATTGTTTTTTATTATTTTTATTGTGATTTGTTCCAGAGTTCATAAACTCATATTCACCAGTGTTCATATAAGTTTCTAAAAAAACAGGCAAATCCTTAAGAATAAGCCATGTTGATTTTCCCTTATTTGATTTCTTGCCATCATACTTCCACATTTCAACTATATTATCTAGTATTTTATCATTGTGTCTAGAAAACTCAATAACCTTATTGCCCTTCTTTTTTTTAAGGATTATTGAAGACCCGTATTCTAAGTTGAAGTCTAAATCAAAGCTCATCTTTAATTGTAATACTCGATGACCTTTTTGTTTCGATGATTAATTCTGATTCCTAAAATATATGCTCTCTATCTCCTCGTTAGGTAAAAATGTAGAAAGAGCTTTTCTCATCCTCCTGATGCTATCATCAGTTTCAGATCTGTATATAGGATTATCTGAAGATTTATTCTGGTTGTTGGAACGATTGTTTTTTAGGGTTTCTATAAAATAATTAACAAATCCATCCTTGTGCGTTTTGGTATCGCGTCCTGTGCATCTGTTTATCAGATAATCATAATATGGGTTTTTAGATTTTAATTCGGATAAACCTATGGGTTCCTCTATCCCCATGGATGGATCGTCATCAAAATTAAAGGATGTCTTTTTACTTTCACCTTTATTATCTATATGCAAGCAGGGTATTGTAGAATCCTTTGTTTTGTAAATCTTGAAAGATCCAAATAAATCATGTTTATTTCTTTTCTTTAAATCCACCAAAGATTTATTTTTTAAAACCGCCTCCCATGAATCTCTATCTTTTCTTTTAATTGTATCTACATCGTCGGGAATACCAAGTAGGTCCAAAAGAATCTCAATATCACATCTAGTAGATTCTGTTCTTTGTCCGTTCTTAACCGTTAAATAGTTAGCAAAGCCCTCTATAAAATCATCTATAAGATCTTCCGTGGTATCATGATCCTCTAGATTTTTATATTTGTTAATAGATACCCTTGAGACCTTGCCGTTCTCACCCTTCTTTGTTTTAATTATACTAAGAGGAATTTCTATCGAATCTAGCTCTTCACCAGCTTTATTAACGTAACTCAATAAAGCAGACCCACCTGTACTGTTAAACAGTATCGCTCTATTTTTTTTAGAGTCTGGATTGCTGGTGATGTCAGTAACAGAAATAACACAAGAATCATCAGAGTCCTTTACGTGTTTAAAACCGTAACTTATTGATTCCTTTAGTTGAAAAAAATCTAAAAATTTTTTAACTGACATTAGTAATTAATAATTAGTGTCACTCCCGAAATGGATAGTAACATCGAATTTTTTAGGATCGGTAGACGCGTTCATATCAATTTCCAATTTAGAAGGATATGTTGGAATTTTATATTCTTTATATTCAACGTGCATTTGTCCAATATCTATAGTTCTTCCAGGTATAAGGTCTATATCAAAATCTTTGGTTGGATTTGGATGATCGTCTACACTAAATTCAAGTTCCACATTTTTTATTGAGAAAGTAACATCAGAGATTCCTTTTTTTGTGATATCTAAGTTTACTGAATATTCAACAAAAGCCTTAGAGTTTATGATATCCTGATATTCTTTAGGCCTATTGTGTATATCTATATCAATGTACTCTATCCCGGTGCCGAAACTATATTCACCCCTAGGACCCTCTTTTTTTGCATATGTGAATGCTCCGTAATCGTAAATTCTAGACATTAAAAAGACTTTTCTTGTATATATCTTTAAGCTCTTCTAATGAGCGACAAATATATACATTAGATTTAAAAAAGTCCAGAGATGAAAAAAAAGTTAAGCCCTATATGGTTTTTGAAGGATCCACTGGATCCAGAGCACAAGGAGTATATCCTATTGGACTATTTGAAAGCAATAAGTAAGGATCTAAACCATAGCAACTGTTTTACCATTACAAAAGAGATCTCAAGGATAATAAAGTCCTTGAATGACTATAAAGAAACTAAAAAATTTAGCAAATCCGTTACTGATCTTTTGAAAAGAGAGGATAATGAATTTATGGAAGAATTCACAAAAAAGGATTTAAATGATGAAGATTTAAAGAACATAGAATCAATCATAAAGAGCTCTTTGGACACCCTTTATGGGTACTCAGGAATCTGTTTAGAGATGATAAAGGAGGAAGAATCTAAAATTAAAATATTCAAGATCCAATCAAAATTTGATCCGCCGATAAGAAAAGATGACTCTGGTATACTCATAATCAGAAATATGGCAACTGATAAGATCTTAAATTATTTTTTCAGAGCTCAAATAATAATGAAAACAGAGGATGGCGATAAAGAGGTCTTTATCTTAAAAAAAGCTCCCGTTAGGAACCCATTTTTTTCACTTAATTACGAGTACATATATCACGAGATTCTGAACGAGTTTAGCATAAATGGTGAGCATTTCCCACATTTATACGTTATAGAAATATATGAGAATTTTGAGGAGGAATCCGAAATTTATAAATTAGCTAAGGAGAAATTCATAGACACACTATCAAAAAAATCCACATAAAAAAAGGCCTATAAAGGCCTTTTCTTTTTAATAGCATATCAATATTAAAAATCTTCCAATCTTTTTAAATCCGATGAAAATTCTAGGGATTCAGTGGTGTGCATTATGCTGGTGGTACCGAAACTAGTAGCATCTTTAAATATGCCTTGCTCATTTCTATCTATTCTTACACCAGGCACATTTATGTTTGAGGTGTTTGCAAAAACAGCATTAGCATATCCAACATGATCATATGCAGGCTCTCTTTTAATGGTAGAAAGACCTGATTTCATTAACCCACCTTGCGATTGGTTAGAAGGTGCAAGTGGCTTGTATTTATTGTCATGTACCTTGTTCAGAAACTGATCAAAATTTAATATTTCCCTTTGGGCTACGTTTTGTAAATTCATATTAAAAAAATTAATTTATGCTGCAGCTGCTGAATTCCATATTCTTTGTAAAGCCCCCCAAATTCCATCTGAAGAACCTGAATCACCTCTTGATGCTCCTGTTGATGGCGATACCTGGCTTGAAGTGTATGATTGTCCCAGTCTTTGGCTAAGAGCATTGGTAAGTTTTTCTTTGTCATTACTGCTTAAATTTTCAACAGCTTCTTTACCGATATGAGCGCTTCCTAATAGCTCCTCGAATGCTTTAACCATTTTATCCTGTCCTTCCTTACTTAAAAGCATATTTCTTAGAAAAGTAAAAGCTAAACCAGTTGTCTTAATCCCCATAGAAGCAGCTACGGTATCTATACCTTTTTGTTCTACGAATCTTCTTAAAGAGTCAGCAAGTTTAGGAGCCCAATAAGTTGAATTTAAATTATCCCCTGAAAGTATTTTTGGGATATCACCCATTGGAATTTCTGTTACGAAGTTCTGAACAAATGAAGAAAGTAGGGATCCTTCCATAAGACCCAATTTCTCTAAAAGAGCAGCAGTTATTTTTGTCCTGATTGTGTCTTTGAATCCAGTTCCCATTACAGAAAACAGATTTGAGAAAAATCCACCGAAGTTGAAGTCCTCATTTATCTGAAATTCTTTTAATTTTTTAATGTTTGACATTGAAAAAAATTTTTCTTATATATATCTAAACAGGTTTAGGATTCCTCTTATTTAATAGATTCTATAAAGAGATTAACCGCTTTTTGTCTATATTTAATTCTATCCTCTTTTATTTCAGGGTTTTTAAGTGCCTCTTTTTTCCTGTTTAATATAGATTCGGGTAAAAGTGGACCAAATGTGTCCTTAAGTATTTTTTTATCTGTCCTCCATTCTATAGGTAAATGCAAGGCAAATCTAACTATTTCTAGATTCAGGAATGGATTTCTTAACTCCAGGGTATGTGCCATAGACATTTTATCAAGTCTAGGCAAGTGGTAATAGGTAAGCTCTTCAAAAATGTCAGACTGCTGGGAGTCGTATTCGTGGATTCTTGAATATCCGCCAAAGAGCTCATCAGAGCCGTCCCCGCTAATAACTATCCGATATCCTGTTTCCTTCTTAACTGCTTCAAATAAATGGTATTGCGGTATAACAGATCCTAGATCTATAGGTCCTTCGTTCCAATCACAATAAATATCTGCCAGTTTGCTAGAATCCATATTGTAGTCTAAAAAGTTAATCGGGGTCTCTAAATGCTCACTAAGTGCTTTAACATACTGGGATTCCCCATTTTCTATAGAAAACCAGGTTACCTTGGATTCAAGCTGTTTAAGAATTGCTGCTATGATCGAAGAATCTAGACCCCCAGAAACTAACACCGATATTGGATAGTTCTTAGACACCAGACGGAACTTTACGCTCTCTATCATTTTATCCCAAAGCCATTCCATATGAGCCTCGTAATCAGCTCCTATTAAGCTTTTAATTGGGGTTTCCCAAGCTCTATAATACTTAGGGAAAATGTGGTTAAAAAGTGGAGACGCTATATTGTAGGAATAAATGTTATTTGGTAAAAGTCTTTTAATGTTTAGATAAGGTGTTCTTTCATCCTTATTATATCCCCATTTCCTAACCGAACTAATATAGGATTGGTCAAGATCACTTTGACCTGTAAATAGACCTTTTATCTCTGAGCAAATCTCACCAAGCTCATTTTTATAAAGGCACTTCTTACCAAGAGGATCGGTAAAGGCGATAATATCACCAGTTTTAGAATTGTAGATAATTATAGCCCAAAATCCATCCCAAGTTTGAATATGAGGAATATACATAGCACTAAAGAACTCCACGCTTCCACCTCTATAACTAGAGAATAAATTACAAAGATACTCAGTATCGGATGAAAATTTAGTTTGATCATAATTAAAGATCTCACCATTAAACATCAAATATATTCCATCTGATATTTCTAGAGGCTGTGCCCATTCATCACCATCTAATGTCTGGATGGGAAGTCTATGGTGGCATAGGGTAACACCATCAAGATCAACCATTGATTTTTCTATTCCTCTATGTTCTATAGAATCTAAGAGTTCGGGCATTTCGCTGGCCCTAGTAGTTAGCAGTATTCCGCACATAATTAAATGGTAAATTCTGATTCAAAAAATGATTTAAGTTCTGATACAGTTTTAGTATCGAAAGTATTTTTAAAGATCTTTAAGTTTCCAATACCTATTTCGTTAAATTTAGAAATAACAAACTCGAAAGCTTTCCTTTCTGCTGATGATTTATCGGCATAGTCCCATTGATCTTTATTTCTATCGGATTTATTTGGATTGTCCCCATCTATATAAAGGACGGTAATTCCTGACATTAAACCTGAATTTTTAATATAAAGAATTTGTTTAGCTGCATCAGACTTTGATATTCTATTCTCAGAAATTCCCCAGGCTAAAACAGTTAGGATTCCGCGGTCGTGTATGAAGTCGGGTAGATTTATATCCTTAGCCATTTGCATAAGCATGAGTTCTTTACCCATTGAAAACGAATGTGCCTCTCTGTTGTCCTTACTGGAAAGCCCTAAGAGATTAAAATAGCTGCCAAAATCAAACTGGAATCTTGGGATCCCAACAAGCTTAGAGATCTCAGTAGAGAGATAGGTTTTACCAGAATTTCGAGAACCTTCAAAAACATAGATCATTGGTCTTTATTTTTTATATTCTACAAATGTAATAAAATTCCACGGACATAAAAAAAACCAGGATTATTCCTGGTTTTTGTATTTTGAATATTTTTAAATTAACCTAATGTTTCTGTCGTTCCCTCAATATCACCAACTTTTTCTAGTTCGTCTGCACTTGTAGTAGAAGTTTGATATGTTGCAGCCAAAGTACCAGCTATCTGCTGATTGTCTGGGCTTTCTAGAGCTTCCGCACCTCTTTTTAAAAGATCGTCCTTTACCTTCTTTGCACCCTGTTTTGCAAGATCTAATGCTTGTTTAAAAGCTTTTGATTTATTTGCTAAAGTATTTATTTTCTTAACAGATTTTAGGTTATTGAAAGCAGATTTAACTTTCTTTAGCTTGGATGTTACCTTAGCTACGTTTTTAAGAGCTTTTACTCCTTTTACTGCTTTTTGAACACCATTTAATGCTTTCAAAGCTTTAGATCCTTTACTAACGAAGCTAATGATTTTTTGAGCATACATTAAACCTGCAGGAACGCCACAAGCAGTTAATGCAACAGAAGCAACCATCATTATAATAGGCATGGCTTTTTTAATTACCTTGACTGCTTTTTGTGCAAACTTTTTAAGACCCGCACCTAGTTTTTTCCAAAATTTTTCATTAAGTGCTAAATATCCATTAAGCTCTTCCTCACTTAAATTCTCAACAGAATCTATACCTAGATCTTCAGCAAGATAATTTAAGAAATCCCTTTCACTGAAATCATCAAAGTGCTCCTTTAAAAATTCAGAAAGAGACATATCTTCAGGGATATCAAAATCCTCGTTCAAGTCATTCATATCAAATCCAAGCTTCTCTGCAACTAAATCTAAGTAACCCTTACCCTCTGTAAGAACCATCTCATCAATTGCACGAAGCTGTTCAACGGTTAGGTTGTCAAGATCAAAACTCTTACATGACTCAAAAAGGGGTGATTTGTTAGATCCTTGAGAACTGCTAAATGGCAATATATTTTTCATAAGTCTTTATGTTTGTTATATTCTATATTGGATAATTATCCGTCATTTTCGTCGTCTTCTGGCTCAAGGTCTGCTGCATTCTCTGGTACTGTTGAAGGAGGAATCTGTTTCTTTACAGATTTAGCGGTTTCAACCGCAGCGGTAAAAGCAGGAGCTATGTTTTTAATTGTTTGCATATTATCAGCACTGAAAAGCGCTTTTGCTCCATTCTTCTTTACATCATTAAAAACTTTACCTAAACTTGCCTGAACTACATCAGCAGTCTTTCCCATTTCTGGGTTTGAATCCGATTTAGAAATCAATTTTGTTATATTAGGATATTTAGCAGCTAGTTTTCCAAGTCCACCCTGGAATTTACCAAGAAAAGCTTTAAGTTTTGGACTAGCATCAGCGGGAATCACTTTTGATATAATAGGACCAGCTATACTTTTCACCTTAGCTACTACTTCTTTTGCTTTATTAAAAGCTTTTTTCAACCAACCTTTCTCGTTAATATTGTACTCATCAGATTCGTCTAACATTTCAAAATCAAATTCATAGTCATCAGATATACCCTCTCTCATACAGATAAGGTCAAATGTACAAATTCCGTGATTTTCTGCCAATCTATCAAGATCTGCCAATTCCTGCTCGTTTAGGGAATTGAAGTCTAAATGACTAACGCTTTCTAAAAGCTCGGATTCATCTATTTTATAATATCCTGAGATTTCTTTTTCTGAACCGTAGTTCTCAAATGCAACGATGTTTTTCATTTTTCTATTTTTATTTTTTTATTTAGGCTGTCGGAATGTCACTAGATGACCATGGCTTTGGATCAGTTACGGCCTTAGGTACATTATTCTTTTCACCGTTCTTATTTCCTGTTTCTTTTATATTAAAAACCACCTCTTTTATAGCGGTTTGAATGATACCTATGCCCATACTAGAGCGTTTGTTGTCTTCGCTAAAAAGAGAACTTTGTGCTCTAGATTCATTATCTTTTAAAACCTTACCGTAAGTATTCACCAAAACATTAACGACATATTTATGCTCCGGAGTTTTATTTGCAATATCGTAAAGTTCTTCCGAAGATTTAGGTCCTTTTGCAAGGGCTTTCTTTAAACCTTTTATGTACATATCAACAACTTTATTTATTGTTTGTAATGTCTTTGGTGGCATCGGTTCTTTTTTCTTGTCACCATCTATACTTAGACCATCTATTGCTTTTTTTACATCAGGCTTGATTTTGTTAATTTGTTCATTAACTGTTTTTACTAGCCAACCTGGTGCTGATGATTCATATATTTCATAATCAGAAGAAAAGTTTTCCGGCTCGTTCATACAAACAACATCAAGTGTGCAAAGATCTGAGGATTCAACCAACATATCTAATTGGTAGAAATCATCCTCGTTTATTTTTTCATACCCTCCATTAGACTCGTTTAAATTAAAAGACTTCTTTAGTATTTTCTGCACAGTATTAAAAACTGCATAGTTGTTAAAGGAAAAAAGATTACTGTTCATAGTTTAATTTATATTTGTATATATCATTTATAGGCTATCCGAATTTACACATTTAAAAGGGGAGAACTGAGGAACATCCTCAAAGGAAGTTGAATTCATTCTTTTAACATGTGCCGCAATTGAAGGATAAAGATCTGAAGCTATATAATATAGTGTTTTTCCTAATATCTCTTTAACCCCTGAATTTTCTGGAGACTTTTTAGATGGCAGTTTAATAAGGGATAAAAATCCAGATAGTGACTTAGAAGGATCTTTAGACTCTTCTGTGCTCAGCTTATCTATAAGAGAATTACGATCGGATACCACTATTTTAGCACCTTCAAAACCAAGTAAAAATATATCTCCTGAATCAACATCGCTTAAAGATGAATCTATGCTATCCTTAACTAATCTGTTACAGGTTGATTCACCCATAATATTATCATGGATCCACTTTATGCAGCTTACGAATTTATCACCATCAAAAGTTATACAATTCGAAAGCATAACCAAGAGATTATTTAGCATAGAGAAGTCCTTATCGTCTAAATCTGGAGATTTCTCATCAGACTGAAGAACAGATTTAATTGACTGTGCAATTGCTCCTTTTAATAAGTTATAGCTTATAAAAGGGATTGTACTGTTTTCAACGGAAGCAGAATAAACAGTTTGATATGCCTTAGAACCTTTTAGAGATTCTCCCGCTTTTTTGTTAAATTCTTTTATACCAGAGTATCTCCATTCAGGTCTAATTAAACCAAATGTTCTCCACCCGTTCATATAGTTTGTAATGAAGTCCAAGCAATCCTCATCATCTAAAGTTGTTAGCTTTCTAGACTCTGCCCATTTTTTCCAGTTGCAAGGTGTCTTTATTGAAGACGTTGATATGTTGATATTATAAACACCACCTGAAGTGTAGAAATAAGAAAACTCACCCTCAGGTACTGCTCCATCTACAGCTTTGCTCCAAGCAGCAATAAAATCAGGGGTATATGAAGATTTGAGACTTCCATCACCCTTAATAAAATCGTCACTTTCTATTTTTAGACTGTATTTTCTTCTAAGCTTCTTTGCTAAAGAATCAACACCTGTAGTTTTTGTACTATCAGATTCAGTGTCTTCCAATTGGGATACCTGAACACCAGCTCCTGCAATTGATTTATATTGGCTGTCTAATTCTTTTTCGAACTCTGAGTTGTTGATAAATATTTTCTCCTCGTTCAATCTAGAATATCTTCTACCGTATGATCTTGATTCGTTTACTGGAGATTTAATCTTATCTACAGCATCTCTTATTGCTAATTTATCCTTGTTTGAAATCCAATCAGAAGAAAGAAAAGAATCTAATAGACTTTTATCTATTTCACCGTTTGTGTTTTTGTTACCAGCCATTTTTTGGATGGTCATAACAACTGCATGCGTAGATGGACCAAATTTACCATTAAGTCCCTTTTTAGATTTAATCAATCTTGCAGCTGAAGGTATTCCGTTGCATAATGCAGTTTGTATAGCAAAAATTAAACCACTATCTTTGAATCTAGGATCAGTGTCTGAATCTCCTCTCTTTATAGGAAAAAGAGATTTGCTGATCTCATTCTCTCTAGCTTCATGTCCGTCTTTTATATCTTTTATTGCAATAGAATATTGAGTTTGAGCTCTTGTTAGGTTATCTAATGCCTGACGATTTAAATCTGCAACATCAACATAAGAAGAGTAAACTTCTTCCTCGCCTTCCAAGTTCTGTAAAGCTTTATTTGAAGCATTTACCAAGGATTTATTAAATTCATCTTGGAACTTTTCAACTTGTTTTTCTAAATCCTCTAATATTTTTTTATTTTTCTCACCTCCACCTTTATAATCCAATGACTGCCTTCTTTGGTCTAATTCAATAAATGTTCTTTTCCAGTCTCTAGCATAGCCTCTACTTGAATCCTTACCCTCAGATGATGTTATCAGATTAGCTAAAATCTTTTTTAGATTTTTAACTCTCCCCGAATATCCTATAAAGATAGATTCATTAAGGGATTCTGCTTCTGCCCTTAACATCTTTTCTTCTTCCTCCTCTGCTTGCTGTGCAATAGAATCCAAGGTGTTTTGAATTTTCATTGGATCTATTTTAAACTTCTTAAGAATAAATGAATCAGTTTTTCCTTTACCTATTTCAGAAGCTCTATTTAAAGCATCTAAGAATTTGCTTAGACTTTCTATATACAGTCTTTTAACCTCTGCAAATCTAGAATCACTCACGTCCGCATCGTTAGAATAATCTAATAGCTTTCCAGTTAATGATTTTACGGTTTTAGATTTTGCTAAATCTGAAAGCTTATCCCTCATTACATCGGGATTTCTATCTCTCTTTTTAGCTAAATCAAAATTTAAAATCTTAAAAATGTTCAGTGCCTGATCACATATTTTAGAAAGTACAGGTTCAACTTTCTCGTTCTCAAAAAGATTCTCATTATAAAATCCTAAAATACTCTTCGCAACTGGATTGTAAATATACGGGTTTTTATTCATCATATCTTAGTTTTTTAATATCTAGGAGTAGTTCCAGGAGTTCCTCCCGGCGTGGTGTTTTTTAATTTTAATGCATCTGTAAGGGATTTCATTAAATTCGGAATCTTTGCATATAATTCAGACTGTTTAGTTAAACTAGTGATCTCACTATTAACATCACCAGCTTTTTTCAGTTTTTTAGCATCACTTATAGCATCAAAAGTTTCAGAAATTTGTGTTCTGATTCTTTCAATTTTAGTGTGCGTGCTATCAGCTTCGTTTACTACAAATTGGTCAAAGTTAAGCATATCTTTTAGCTATTGTTATTTTAGATCTAAGATCTCTGATCTCAGACATGTATTTTTCTCTAATTTCTTTTATCCTTTTGGCGGCATAATTTCTTTTAGCGACATCGTCAGGATTCTTATCAATCTCAGTGTTTAGAAGATCTCTTTCCATATCTAGAGCGACATATTTATCATCTCTTTCATTAATAAGAAAAGAAACTAACTTCTTAGCAACGTCGCGAGGGAATCCCTTTACGGCTTCTGCAAATTCAACCACAGATAGTTTAGTTAGCATTTCAAATCTAACATCAGGGGTTCCTATTTCGTCAAAATCCATAGGAACTCTAGAAATCCTAGGGGATCTTTCCGGTGATCTCATTGATAAGAAATCTCCATATTCTTCTTTGAACTCTTTGTCCTTCTCTCTTGATTGGACTATTGCCCTTTTGTATTTAGAATATAAATCTTTCGATAAATCCTCATCAGCCAGCATCTTAGCTCTTCTGTACATCTCCTCAGAAACTTCTGAATCTATTCTTGATTTATTTACTTCCCAGTAATCTTGAAGCCTTTTATTCTCACCTATAATTCTTTTAACCTTTAAAAAAATCTCGTCAGTTTTAGCCTTATGAGCTTTAGTTGCTGCAGGTAATATAGATTGATTACGATCTATCATACGCTCAATCCTTTTTATCTCTGCAGGATCACTCGAAGTTTGTCCTCTCTGTAATGAAAGTTTATCTATTTCAGTTTTAACTTCGTCCCACTCGTCAACATATCTTAATTCAGCAGTTTTATATTCGCCTAATAATGTATCAATCTTTTGAATATGACCTCCGAAAGCTGAGCTTATCCAATTCTTCAGACGATCCGTCATTGATGACTCGTTTAATGCACTCCAATCTTTAAATTTCAACAAAGACATTATTTAGTTATTTTTTTGATTGCATTTTTAAGCTTGTCTACTTCAACTTCTCCAGTTCCGTCCTTTAGGTTCTTAGCAAACAGGGAAGTTATAATTTTTTTAGTTCCAGTATTAGCATCTTGTCCGTCTATTACTGAGTAGTTGATCATATCTATAATATTAGAAAATCCACTACCAGATAGCTTAGATTTTATTTCATCAGGATTACTACCTAAAGATTTAAAAGCACTCAAAAGATTAGTTTTAGAATCTAAAGTTGAAGCTAATTCAAGAAGTTGAATTTTTGTATTATTAACAAATCCAACCGATGCTTTTCCTTTAGAGCTTAACTTCTTTTCTAGAGCTTTTAGTACAGTTTCCATCTCTGACTTTATATCTATTATCTCTTTAGCTAGCTCATTTTTTCTCTTTATAAGATCAGATGATTTCTTAGAAGATATTTTCTTTTTCTCCTCTTGCGCATCAACCCTTTCGACAGGTTTTATATTTTTTTCTTCCTCTGCACTATCTTCAATATCATCTTCAAGCTCTTTAATCTTCTCTGCAGCTTCACGTTTAGCTTTTAGTATTTTCTCCTCGTATTTTTTAATCTCCGAAGAGCTTGATCTTTCCTTAGCTAATTGGTATTCAATTTCAGCTATAGCTATTTCATCCTCCGCGCGTCCTGCTTCGTAATACTCCTTTCTTCTAGGACTGTTTGCAACCAGCTTAGAAATATGTTCTAAACATTTTTTAATCTTCAATTTTTGAGATTTTAAATAGGTTTCTAGCTCTTTAATTTTGGAATCCCGGTCTTTTGTTAGCGCTAACATTTTTTGTCTATCGTTAGATCTTGACAGTAAACTTATCTGGTCCTGAATATCATCAATCTCATTTTCAAGATTTGCTCTTTGTTCAATCACATCTATTTCAAGATCAACTAGTATTTTTCTAGTATCATCGATCATCCCAGTTCTAGATAAAGGACCTAAAAAAAACTTGGAAGCTGAATTTTTAATTCTATCCATTAAAGCACCTTCGTTTACGGTGTAATAAGGGTCTGCTCTTTCAAGTTCAGAAAACCCCCTTATTAAATCGGAATCAACAGATTCTAAAAGTGAATCATATTTTTTGAATTCGTTAAATGATGGAATATTTTTCATATTACTACACGAGTCTAATTTTACTTAGTATATATCCTTTTCAGTTTCGGTATCTTAATGTTAAAGAGGAAAATGTAAGCATGGGGCAAATAAAAAACCCTAAGGCAACTTAGGGTTTTTTGTATGTTTAGTTTAATGATTAAACTATACCACCTGATGGGATGTTTACGAAGAATGTAATATACATTGTTTCAGGTAAGAAACCAGCTTCAACTAGAGCGTATCTAGATTTAACTGCGATCTTAGGAGACATTGTACCTTCAGAGATAGTCTGAATTGATTCAGCCATCATGTAAGGCATAAACTTAAGACCTGGTTCGTCATCACCACCTTTTCTACCAACTAGGATTCTAGTATCGGCGTAGTTCATGTTCTGATCTACGTAAACAGTCATACCAGCAAGAGAACCTACAGGGTATAATGTACCGTTATTTTGAGTCAAAGTGTTAGAGAATGGAGCGAATGTGAACTGGCTAATGTCTTGCAAAGCAGAAGCGATTTGAGAGTTAGTAACGATGAAGTTAGCAGGTCCTCTTCTACCTCTGTTAGCAACTACGTTAGCAGCAGCAAGGATTCTAGAGAATAATCTTCTTTGTAAAGTTGATTGGTTCTCAAAGTTGTTAGTCGCGATTTGACCAGGAACTGCTAAGGTAACACCAGAGTCATCTTTACCTACGTAAGCAGCTGTGTTAGCAGCAGCTGAAGTAGACAAGTTCAAGTTCAAGTTTTGTCCATCAACGTTGTTGAATTGTACGTGGTTTGACCAACCTAAAGCGAATGCTCTAGAAAGGATGTGCTTGTTAATAGCTTGAGAAACCTCGTTAACAAGAGCGTTTTCAATCATTGAAATCACATCGATACCGAATTGCTTATTCAAATCTTGGATTTGCTCAGTTGTAACAGAAGCAGCAACTTGGAAAGTCTCAGCTTCTACGAACTTAGTGAAAGTAGAAAGACCCATTGAGTTGTAGTATGTAGATTCTCCAACCGCTCTTAACATTGGGTTGTAAGTCTTAGTACCATCAACATATGGTCCTTGTAAAGCATTGTCATTGTTGAAACCAGCACCAGAGAAACCTTGGATATGATCTTCAAGAGCTTTAACCAATGAAGCTGTACTTGCAACAGTTGCAGTTGCAAGAGGAGCAGTAAGTGAAGCAGCAGCAGTTGCAGCAGCAGTAGCGCTATAAGGAGAAGCTACAACTTTAATGTAAGCAGCAGTTGTAGTTTGAACTATACTAGCAACGTTATATCCATTAGTAATGTCCAAGATACTGAAGATTGGACTTCCGTCTATTCTTGAAAGACCAACAAATGCAGCACTAATGTATGCAGAAGCTGTACCAATTACGTAAGTGATACTGCTTGAGTTTGCAGCAGAAGGAATGCTAAATGTTCCTGATGTAGCACCTACAGTACCAGTAGCGCCGTAAGCAGCAAATTTAATCATTGCAGGAGCATCAGCTAAATCTGCACCAGCAGAAGCTGAAGTAGCACCAGAGATTTTACCACCAGCATATACGTAGTCTAAGTAAGACAAGATACCAGTAGGACCAGACATTGGGATAACAGGAACGATATCAAAACCAACAGTCTTCGCAGCTACTTGAATAGCTAAAGGAAGTAATGAAGGGAATTTATCGCCTGAACCTTGATATCCAGTGTTGTAGAAGTTAGCATTAGCACTCGTACCAAAAGTAGTGTTACCGTAGCTAGCACCTGGGAATAAAGGAGCTTGTACAGCACCCATACCGTTTACTACACCTAAAGTGTTGTAAGCACCAGCAGATTCGTTTAATGAATGGTAGTGACAATATTTAGTCAGCCATCCTTTTTTGCTTTCATCTGTAATACCTGCTTTGCTCTCGATTAGAGGCGCCCAAGTACTATAGATTTCTTGTTCGTTAATCAATTTCATGATTTGTGTTTATTATTTTTGTTTTTATCTGTTTGTAAACTTTTTCTCTAAAGCAGAAGCTATGTAACTCATATAATCTGATGAGTAAGCTTGAGCTGCTTGAGATTGGTTGTTTGAAACCTCTTCGCTTTCTTGAAGCTTCTGAAGACCTACTGGGCTAGTTCCAAGTTGACGTGTTGACCAGAAATTTTTGATCTGGTATGGGGTATCTAATCTATAGAAGTTAGACTGAGCAACAATTGATTGCTTGTGTCCTTCTGATAGTGATTCCCAAACCTGAGCATACTCTTCAGGCATTTCATCAATAAATTTGAAACCTGTTTCATGTAAGTTCTCCTCTGATTCATTAAGCATTTGTTCTGCCTTTTGTTTGTTGGCGTTTTTAGCTAATCTATTAGCTGCTTCGTTTATATTCTCCTCAGTTTTTTTGGTTTGAACTGATTCAATTAGAGAGTCGATTTTTGATGAGATATCATCGTAGCTTCCTGCAAATCCAGATTCGTTAAGATCTGATTCAACTGTAAATTCTACGCTTTCTCTTAAGTTAGTTTGGTTGCTGTAAGGATTTCCCTTCTGTACTGATTCTGCAATATACTCACTGTAAGAAATTGATCTACTAAGTTTTTCTGCTAAGTACTCAGAATAATCTATGCCCTTATTTAGATTTTCTGCTAAATAGTCAGTATATTCAATACCTCTGTTTAGATTTTCTGCAACATACTCAGTATATTCAATGCCGTCATTTAATTTTTCGGCTAGGTACTCAGTATAAGCAACACCTTTATTTAGATTTTCTCCAAGATACTCAGAATAAGAAATGTTATTATCAACATTCTCAGCTAAGTACTCAGAATATTGGATGTTTTGATCCAACTTCTCAGCTAAATACTTAGAGTACTCGATATTATTATCTACGCTTTCTGCAACATATTCTGTGTAAGAGATTGACTTATCAACGTTCTCAGCTAAATACTTAGAATATGAAATTGACTTGTCAACGTTCTCAGCTAGGTATCTAGAATATGAAATTGACTTATCCAAATTCTCAGCTAAATATTTGCTATAAGTGATGCTATTGTCAAGATTCTCTGACAAATATTCGCCATACTTAATAGCGTTTTCTAAATTTTCAGCTAGGTAATCTGAATATTTTTCAAGTTTAGCAACTCTTTCTTCCAATTCGTAAGAATCGTTAGTGGGTTGTTTTTGTTCTTTTAAGTCTGCAATGACTGACTTCATAGAATCCATTTCTTTTTTCAAGAAAACTGAATACTTATTTAGCTCGTCTGCGGTAACAAATTCATTGTTCTCCATAAGGGCTTTCTTATTTTTATTATCCGTTTTGTTTATGATATTGTAAAATTCCTCATTATCAACTTTATATATCTTTAATGAAGATTCATTTTCTAGACCTAGAGATTCATTTATACACTCAAGATCATTAGTTATGCTATTAGACTGGAAACTCTTAAATTCCTCTGAGCTAAACCCTGCGCTCTCGTACACTCTATCAAGCTGTGCATTTTGAAATCCAGGATCAGCAACTAGGTCATATGTGAAAATCTTTTTAATTTGAACCTTTTTGTCGTTACCAACTGAACCTGCTGCTCTAGACGATATAGATAAAGGAATACCTGCATCCACAATTTTTTTTGCTACTTCTCCTGCTGGGGTATCTAAAAGTTTAACTTTAATTCTTAAAGTTTTGTCACCCTTATTATGAATTAAATCTGTAACAAGGTGAGAAATATTTTTAAGAGAAACATCAAATTTTTCAGGATGATCCAATTCACCAACTAATCTTTTTTGATCTATCTTCTCTTTTAAATACTCAAGATGGGGAAGATACTCTTTTTCCTCGTATATTCTGTGGTTGTTGTTTTCTTTACCAAAAACCGCTGCAATACCCTCTAAAAGATATTCATTATCAGAAGACTTCTTTGACTCGAGAACAAAATCCTGCTTATCCAGGATAAACACCATTTGCTCAGTTAATAAATTATCTTTCAATCTCGGCATATTATTAAGAATTTTTCTCTATTTATTATATATCAATCGTTGATTTGATTTTTCTGATATTTTACCCAATTTTTATTCTATCTTTAACTTCTTCTATGAATTTTTTGGCTATTTTGAAAGATTCACCGTCCTTTGATTTAAATCTCACCTTTTTATCCAAAAAATCAGCATAACCATTTCTGAGTTTAACCTCTACAACATTTCCTGCGCTATCATATATCTCCTTGGCAGAAGTTATATATTTCCAATTGGATATACCTAAAATGTTCTTTTCCTGATTAGTTAAAAATCTATCGATAATACTAACCCCATTTGGAACAGGGTTGTCAACTATAGTGGTGTCATCCTTTGTTGTCTTGATAGAAATGTCCCTTATGTTGGCCTTTACTGGCTCCCCTACATAATCTGGTGCTTTCTTCGGATTCTCCACTTTAGTAATATCTTTGGTAGTATCTTTAGTAATATCTTTGGTAATATCTTTGGTAGTATCTTTGGTAGGATCAACAGATTTTTCTTCAGGTCCCTTATCAGAATTTTGGTCTTGCTTGTTTGAATCATCTTCCTGTCTATATTCATAGATACCAACTCTACAGTCATCAAGACGCTCGTCAGTGTTTATCGAGATCTCCACTTCACTTCCGTCACGAAGTCTATATGATTCACCGCCTATAAAAAAATGTTCAAATAATCCTAGTCCGTACCCCTTCTTTCCTCTTAGATCTGGATTTGCATACTCCTTGTTTGTTATATTGTAAACTGCAACAATAGCAGGACTACTTTTTTGTTCGGGTGTTAGCTCTATAACATCACCAGAATCTTCATTCTCATTTTCTAGGATCCCCTTGACTTTATCATGGAAATCGTTAAACTTCAATATTCCTTTACCTTCAAAAACCTGATTTATTTTTTCAGTGTAAAGGCTTTCATTTTTCATGTCTCCCCCGCCAACTTCAGCTATACCAAATACCACTTTAAGTTGCTCCTGTGTTAATTTAGAAAGCGTATCTGAACTAACTTTTTTACCTGTCACGTTCATGACATTGCCATCCAGATCCTTAAAATTAAAAGAGAATTCTTCTGGTGCATCAGGATCCGCTTTAAGTATCATATCCTCGGCAGAAGAGTAAGCTGACATAAGCTCCTGCCATCCACAATATCCATAGAAAAGAGAAGGGGATTGTGCTCCTGATATAATTCCATCAAAAAAAGCTCCCTGAGGTTTAAGATCATCGTTATCGAAAAAACCATGCTTAACATTGGTTGATTTAGGGAATGCCAGGAGGAGTGCATCATGTTGAGCTAGCTGTTTTGTCCAGGATTCAGAGTGGATTTGTGTTACTATAAAAAGAGATCCGTCGCTACCCTCCTTTATTTTTACCATCTCCATCGTGGTTCTTTTCTCTGTGTTTAAAAACACATCAAGTAAAATCTTCCATCCACTAGCTGTACCTTGGCTGTAACAAATAGTTATTGGATTACCTATATCAATTTGACTTGGGATGAAAGTGTTATGCATCCCAGGGGTAGACTTAACCTCATTGTATCTTGGGGCTTGATTGTTCGCCAGCCAGACCCAAGTTGATGCAATAACATCAAGACCTAATAGGACCTCACCAATTCCGCAAGCCATACTTGCTCCCCCTGCTGATACCAAACCTACAGTTTTCTCAACACCCCCAACAACCTCTGATGCTGAAAGAGCATATCTTGCAGCACGAGCACTTTCAGATCCTACCTTAAAAGCCCATTTAGCTCCTGTAAAGAAATTTTTAAGTTTTTCAACTCTAGAGACCTGACCTATATATTTACCCCACTCAACAGCTCCCCTCCCGCTACTTATAGCTTCTCTTGTATTTTTTAGAAGTGCAATATCCCTAGCACCTCCCCAGAGACTTTTAACCTTGCTTGAGAATTTACCCGCTTTAGCAACTTTCTCTGCATCCTTCGCTACCTCGGCGGCATTCTTTGTTGTTTTAACTATATCAGCAACATTGTCAAGCTTTTGGACTACTGGCTTAATTAATCTTTTCATCCTCCAACGATAAAATATACCCTGAGCTACAAACGCAGCACCAGGTAGAACGAATCCTTTTACTGCCCCAAATATTAACAGGCTGATCGCTCCCCACGCAGCAACCGTTGCTGCATTCTCCACAATTTTTTTGTATATTGACTCTGCAGTATCGTTTTCTGAAACTGGGCCACCTGGAAGTGTTTCGGTAACATCTACAAGAGAAAGATTTGAGCCTGAGATATTTTTAGGACTCATTCTATATGCGGTAAGAGCCTCGTCTAGGATTTCACCTTTCTCATTTTTAAGAACTGCAAAAACTGCAATATCCTGTCCTGAAGATGAAAAGTTCAGGGTGTCTCTAATTCTTCCCTTTGACAATAAACTGTTATAAGCGTAATGTAATTTAGTTGCAGTTTTAATGGTATTGTCGTCAGCCGGTTGGACTTCACCCTCTTCAAATATTCTATTAGATTTAGAATACTCTGAAAAACTTAGTGTTTTTCTATCGGATGGGTTATTTGATTCTAAGAGCTCTTCATAATCTGATAAATCCAAAGACTCCGCTTTCCAATCTCTTGGATTTTTAGCTAACCATTTTTGAAAATCGTCAGAATAACACCACCATTGAAAATCTGAAAAGTTCATCTTTTCGGCACCTTCTATTTGAGTTGGTACAACAACTAGGGGTAAAGGATTTCCCTTTTCGTAATTCGCTTTTGAAGAATATATTGCTAGCATTTAAAAAAACTATTTTTCTGAGTAAATTTTATTATAAGCCTCTGAGATCGTATCTATAATCTTTTCTATATATCCTTCATTTCTAAGCTTCTTAAAGGACAAATTTCCTATAGAGAACTCCCCGTCTTTTCTTAGAGATTCCTTTCTCATTTTTTGAATCTTCTCTTTGAGCTTTATTGCTCTTTTATAAAGTTTCTTAGCATCCGAAGGTAAAGTGCTCACAGTTAATTTTGTGTGGATCTGATCAATCTCATAAGCTATAGATTCAGTCTTTTTATTAACATCCGCTTCATCAACTTCTGGCGGGTCAAAAACTGGGGTCTTTATCCATTCATTATTTAGAAGAGAAAAAAGACCAGAAGAATCGTGGATTAGACTTGAATCCTGAACGTACATCTCCACATCATATCCACGGATCTTTATATTGTGTCTAAGGTTCCAAATGAATCTAATTCCGTCAACAGCAGCTTTAACTATTTTTGGGTTATCCTCGTCTATGTCTTCTAAATTTATAATTACATGAACATCTAAGTCGGATAGTGGGGTATAGTTATAATTTGAGATAGATCCAGTTAACTGGATATCTATTATATCCTTCTGCTTTAGTATGTCCTCGAATTTTTCAAAGAAATCGTTTGATATTCTAAGGAGCTTTCTTCTTACCCTCTGATCCATCTGCCAAGTAACCTTCCCTGACTTATCGGTCTTCTTAGTCCAAAATGTTGGATTTAGCTCATCATTATAGAAAGGACCTATTTTAGCCTCATTGACTTTATGATATTGATCGTATTGTAAAATTTGGGGCAATAAAAAAGACTTTCCTTTATATATCAAAAGAAAGTCTTTTAAGTTTATATTCTAGAGGTAAACCCCTTTAATTAAACTAGGGCTAACATAATTTTCATAACCGTATCAACGTCAGATTGACAGTATTCCTTTATTGACTCATAATCCTTCTTGTTCCAATAATAATCTCTAACCTGTGATCCGTCAAGATTTTCTTTCGGAGAGGATATCCCCAATGAGCACGACAAAAGATCTAGGCTAAGGTATTTTTGCTGAACCCAGCTACCAAAAGCAAAAATATCAGAGGTGTCAATAAAAGGCATTTCCCATGGCTTCTTATCCCAAATTTTTATATTTGAGGGTAAATCAATTCTATTATAAATCAGTCTTTTACCGATACAGGGGATATCAAATCCTTTTATGTTGTGCCCACACAGCTTCCAACTCTTCAAGGAAGCATTGCTTAAAACCTTAGCTGATTTAGCTAATATGTCTTTTTCATCCTCACCATAGAAAGAAACGAATCTTTTTTCCCCGCCATTTGCTGTATCAAAGGAGCCAAAAGAAACACAAACTATTTTTGAAAATTCTGGTTCTAATCCAGCTTTATTATTGTAAACTTCTTCTAGTGTTGAATTTTTTAATTCATCATGTGCGCTCCTGTAATAAGAATCCCTTTTTAACCATAGCTTATACAGTCTTTCGTTTTCTCTCTCAAGTTCTTCTAGAGATCCATAAGAAGGAACAGTTTCAACATCAATATAAAGTAACTTTTCAATGAAATCCTGGCTGAACATAAATTTGGGGTTTAAATTAAAAATTATTTTTGATTTATTTTATTAATAACTACAGGTGGCAATGATTTATAATCCATTCTATACTTAAGACAAACATCTTCCTTTATGTCTGAGACTATCACAATATCAATATCAAGACCAAAGGTTGGGATTCTCTTTGATAAAAGATCAGAAGGTTTACTTGTTAGGGATAATCCAGATTTATCCGTTTCAGAAGATTCAGAATAAAAGATTAATGGCTTCCTTTCAAGATTCCACGTAGAGCAAGAAAGAAAAAGAGCCTCTCTTATTGACAGTCCGCCGTCGTTAAACTGATGAGGGAGAATTCTAAAACATATAGGGACGCCACATTTATAATAAACCCCCGATAAAAGATCAGTCGTGGAAAATAAACTGGGTTTATCGTCATTCATAACGGATATTTTAGAAACTACATCTTTATCTAAAAGGGATATTCTTTTACAGAATTCATCCATTGTATTTTTTCTATTCCCGTATGCTGACCCAATCCTCAACATTATTGATGGGTAATTTACCCCAATAATATCAAGTACGTTTGAAATGGAATTTACCATCTTAATTGAATTCCGATAAGCTTCATCAAGTTGGCTTCCTAAAAAATAATCCTTGCCCACATAGAAGCAAATTCTTAAATTATTTTTTGAGATTATTCTATTAGCCTCGTCTATAATTTTAGATATTATTGGAGACTCCTCCTCTATCGCATCATTAAAAAAATTAGGGAGAAATGTGAATTCTGATACATCAAGGCAAATAACCTTAATATCTAAAGAAAGATTGTAGCTACAAACACTTATTATCGTTGTGATTAAATCTGAATAAGATTCTATATTAATCTTCTTATTGCCAAATTCACTTGGCAATCCTAGATATGAAATCTCCGGTGATGTTTTACCAAATAACATTATCCTTTTTAATTCTTAGCAAAAAGGATATAATTAGTTCCAATTATCCCCCGGTAGTCTCTAAGCCAAGTTCTGATGCGTTGTAAACAGTTTTAGAATTGTAAGCTTTATCTGGGATTTGGTTAAACTTAACCTTAGATTTACTCTCAATATTACCGTGATCACCACCCTCTGCAAATTGAATTGCATCAGATTTGACCTCTATAACTCTCTCGGTTTTCTTTCCCTTATTGTAAACCTGTACGAAATATCTGTATTCTTTACCGTCAGTATTTCTAAAGGATCTAACTATAACACCAATCACTTTCTTTTTAGATTCTAATGGCTGTGCAATAACAACATCACCTATTTGAAATTCTGCTCCTTTAACTGTTGTTTCTATATCTGGATCTTGCCCAACAGAAACAGAGAGATCGCTGAAGGGCTTATAGTTTATTTTAAGTATGCCATTAGCACCACCGTATCCATAAGTGTCTCCAAAAACACCCGCGTCAAAATACTCGTTAATTGTTTTAATATGTTTCATCGATCTATTTATCTTCGGTGGGCTCCTCTTTTTGTAACTTTATAACATCTCTTATCATAGTTGCCAATTCATACTTCTCCGAATCTAATGCTTTCTTAAGCATAGACTCCAATCTTTTCATATCAGAATCCTCATTAATGACCTCCTCCTTCGTTTCATCAGAAATAACACAAACCCTTTGTGGCGAATATACAACTTCTAGAGTTGATGCTACGTCCAATTCTATCTTGATTTCTCCCCCATCCTCATCCATTTCTATTTCAATATCTCCATATTTTTGATTAACCCATTGTGAATCAACCCAGTATATCATCCAAGCTCCGTAATAAAGCTCTGGTAATCCATTCTGAATAACATGTTTTAATAGGGATTTAAGTTCTGCTTTTAAATCAGATTTGTTTAAACCGTCTCCAAATATCTTTCTTTTAACCCCCGGGATAGCAGTGGTGCCTTCACCAACCCCCATCTTAAAGCATTTACTAACTTCTAATATGGAATCCCAGTCTAAACTAGAGATAACCTTGTCTATCATTTTTGAGCTTCTCTTTTCCATATAGTATATATCTTATTTTTGTAGACCTATCTGCTCTGAAATGTCCTTCACCCAGGTAAAATACCTATCGGGATAAAATATTTTCAAATCAGCCAGGTCTTTTTTAGAAACATTATATTTGTTTCTTATAAAATCCTCTATTTCGTTTAGATCCTTAAAAGCCTCAGATTTTTCAGATTCTTTCTTTTTGGTCTTTGCATATATCCACTCTGATGGTGGTTTTTTAAATCTGTGAGATAATGTGTCATGCCACCAATTTACAACAGGACCAGGTGTTACCTTTAACTTATTAAACTGATTAGATTGAACAGGGAACTGAATTGACATAATCCTATTGATCATGAAAAAGTTTCTAGTCTTATCATTTTTACCTATAGAATCCCAGTCTTTCTTGTTGCTAGAAAATAGCAATTTTACAATATCAAAAAGTTGCATGCTCTTTTATTTTAAAAAATTTTCAAATGGATCAAAACCTTTAGGTTGGTATCCAGGGGTAACCCATTCAGTCCCTTCTAGTATTTTTATTCTATCTAAGGTAACACTTCTCTTTCCTAAAGAAATTCCTCTTTCTATTTCACTATAGCAAGCTTTATTAACTGAATCAGGTATAACCTCAGGATCTAGCCACATTAATTTATAATTTCTTAAAAAATTACTCCTAACCTTTACCCTATTCTCAGTGCTATCAATGCCCTTAGATATTTTCAGAATCAAGCTACTTATCCATGATAAAAAATCATCATTAACAAGAAGATCAGAAACACTTAAATCTTTCCACTCGCTATTTAAAAAGAGAGAATAAACGTCATCTGATTTTTTTTCGGTGAATCTATTAACTTTACCGTTAGAAATAAATTCCCAAACACTTGGAACACTATCTCCACTATCGCCTGTTAATATTTTTTTAAATAGAAAGGGTTTACTGTCTATTTCCGAAACGTTAACTTTTTTAATAAACTCTTCCAATTTATCCTTCTCTGGAGATATTGTTAACTCCATATTAAATACACTTATCTCTTGAGATTTTTGGGATAGGTTAACATTCCACCCTAAAGGAACAGTAAATAAATTATTTTTTGAATTATTATTCCAGACTGCTGTCCAAACACCATCTTCTGATCTTGCTAGCTGATGCAGATCTCTATCTCCTGTTACGATAATACAATTTTCGCCTTCCTGGTTAAATTTTCTAGACCAAAATAAAAGAAGGTCATCACCTTCCGCTCCTTCCACCTTTGAAAATATAAATCCCATCTTCTCAAGATGATGTCCAAAAGAATTAAGAAGCTCGAAGAAAATACTCCAATCAACATTTTCATCTTTTACCCTTCCTGATTTATAACCTCCATTTTCTATTTCAACCTCCTTCCTCCAACTTCTACTATCGCTAGTAAAAATAAGTCTACCCCCGCTCGGGAGCATTCTTAGCGACGAGCAAAGATCCGTAGCAATTTTTCTAACAAAAGCAGATTGATCTTTTTTATCAGCTAATATTTTTCCTGGATCTATATCCTTTCCATATCCAGCAAAAATACCAAAAGTTTTGTGCATTATGTAATTTCCGTCTATTAGTATATTAACCATAATTTAAATTTAAAAGTCTTCGTTTTTTATTCTAACGTCATAGTCCATAAATCCTGAAAAATCCTCATCGTCCGCTAATAATCTTCTCTCTGCAGAATCTACATCATTCCTTGATTCCAGACGGTATTTTAAAATTTCCCTGTCTGGATCTATATAAATAATCAAGCACCTTTTACGGTGCTCTGGCTTTATGTTTTTAATTCCACTGGGGGTCATTATTAAAAGACTTGATTTTTCAAAATCATCTATAGTTCTACCGTATTTCCATCCATTAAAATCATGGATCTCGTAAAACTTATGGACATTATTTTGAAAAAAATCATCATCAACAAAATAATAATCAACACCTTGCTTCTCCCCTAATCTTTTTGGTCTACTGGTATAAGAAACACAATATTTAAATCCCTTGGATTCAAATTTTTTTCTCATGTAATCTTTACCCGATCCACCTCTTCCGACTAATATAATTTTGCTATTTTTTATTGCCATCTCTAATCTATCATTTTTTGGATTTGGAAAATTAAAGAAAGTAAAGATACAATAGGATCAATTACTAATGTTCTTTGAGCCTGGTGTTCCGCAACTAAAACAATAACTCCAGGAATTATCTTTTTTAAATCTGGCTTATTGTTTATAATCCAATTAATAAACTCATCTCCTAGGGCTGACATAACCTCATCAACTTTACCCTGATATTCACCAGCTATTTCCTGATAATTTTTAATTGGGTCCTTAGAGGAAACTATTAAATTATAAAGTGATTCATAGGTCCAGCCAAGCTCTTTTATTTTGTGGATGTCTATGGTTTTTACACCCTCTATCATCCACGTTTGTATCTTATTTAAACTTGATCTAAAATCAGGATAATATGATTTCTGAAACTCATTTAAAGATAAATCATCAATCTCAATATTCAATTTACCAAGAATCATCCTTACTCTTCTGTTCCATTCATCCTTTAAAGCTTCGTCCTCCTCTGGCGAAACCGGATTAAAATCAACAACTTCAAATCTGCTTTGTATTGCATCAGGAACCTTGTTAATGTAATTGCACGTAGCGATGAATCTAGCGTTGCTAGCGAACTTTTCTATTGTACCCCTTAGTGCTTTATAGAATTGATCCGAAGCCCCGTCAAACTCGTCTAAAATCACAACCTTCTTAGAGGACTTGCCATCCAGAACAGAAACAGTAGAACAAAAGTCATTAATCTTTACTCTAATAGTTTCAACCGAGCTTTCGTCAGAAACATTTATAAAAAGGTGAGGATATGGAGAAGCTAGGATCTTAGCCAAAGTTGTCTTCCCACATCCAGGAGATCCGCTTAAAAGAACATTGTGATTTAGTCCACTCTCAAAAAGTTTAGAAATCCTAGAAGGAAGTATCATATGCCTTAACTCCTTAGGTCTTAATTTTTCAGTCAGTAATTCTTGTATCATGTTTTTCTTAGTTTGTATTTTAAAGGTTGTTTCTAGAAAATTTTAGAAAGATCATCTGCAGAATCCTTATCGTTTCTTATCTCTATAAATCTAGGTAAAAATAACGATCTGTTGCCGTGTTTATCAGTTATTGCTACATTGTATTGAACAGCTGCAATCTTACCTATTAATGAGTCGGGATCAGAACTAAGTGATTTAAGATCAGAATCAGTAAACCCTGAACCTATTTTAACGTTTAATGTTTTGGTGGAATCTGTACAAATAAATCCACCAATATAACCCTCTCTCTTTCCCTCTCCAGGGTACCATCCAGTAATCTCAAGATCGCAGTCGCTAACCTCTTTAAATTTAACCCATGACTTAGATCTCTTACATTCATAAACCCCATTGTCTTTACATATTACTCCTTCCCCTCCTAATTTGACTATCTCTTTATAAATTGAAGTAACCTCCGAAGCGTCATTAAGTTCCCATAGTTGGGCAAGCTTAACCTTGGAAGCTTCTGGAAGATGTTTAATAACATTTTCTAAAGTGTGTCTACGTGTAATATAATCTAAAACACCGTGTCCATTTTCTAGCGTTATAGCTTCTTCAAAATCAAAAACATTGAAAAGCATTCCACCTTCAATTTTAGAGTCTACTGTTCCCTTAAGTATTTGTGTAACTTTACCACTGACAGATTTTCTATTAAGATCTGTTAATTCACCATCAAAAAACCAATCGCCCTTTAGATCGCTACTTTGTATACTCTTTTTTAGATCTTCGGTTATTGTAGGAAAGCAAGACGAATCTAATTCGTTAAATGCTCTAGTGAAATAAGAAATTTCACCATTTTTATACAAAGCTATCACTCTTACGCCATCATACTTTTCTTCGCAGTATATCTTCCCCCATTTTTCTATAGTTGAGTGGTCATCAGTAGCAAGCATAAGTGATGGATCTGGAATTAATTCCTTTCCTACCGCTTTATTAATAAGCTTAGCACCAATCCCAATATTCATTCTCTTAGTTAAAACTTTCATCAGATATTTTCTAAGTTCGATATCCTCTTTATCATCATCAGAAAGTCTACATGAAATTATTTGCTGAGCTCTATTTCTTAAAGAATCATTAGCTGCTGGTGCTTTTTTTAAATCTTCTACTAAAGACTTAAAATCTTCCCAGAGATTAGGATTTTTTGAATTTGGTGATTCCTTAAAATTAAGTTTGTGAAGTTTTGTAGTAACGAATGGATTAAAACAAATATCTAGGATATATTCCATTTCTGGACTTAATGAATCCTTTATGAGGTTTTGTTTTGACTTTTGAGACCCTTCCCCAGTTAAGGACTCAAGTGATTTTAGTGTTTGAATTTCTTTTATCATCTATATTAATTTTAGCAAATATAGGAAAGAAATCCGGAGTTAAAAAATAAAATCAAAAATTATATTGCACCCGCATCCATAGAGGCTAGATCATCTCCGCCTTCTGCGCCTTCCCCTGCAGCTTCAGCTTGTTTAGCAATCTTCTCAGCTTCTTTCTCGTCTTTCTTTTTATATTTTTCATTAAGTCTAATAAGATCAGGGTTAAGACCTAAGAATCTTTCGATCAAAAATCCATTATCGAAATAAGGAACCTCTGCCTCACCCATTTTAGTTTTAAGCTCTCCTAACCCAGTAATAAATTCAGTTCTTTTCTGGTATGTAGCCATCTGAACCTGCTCGTTAAAAGGATTATCCCTATGATATTTCAATCCTAAATTTGTTTTAAAACTTTTATCTTTAGCAAGTTCAGGATACTTTAAACACATTTGTATATACAACGGCTTAACTAATATCTCCTGAAAAATTGATCTTAATCTAGTTAAGAATTTTTCAAATCTAATTTCATCTCTTTCTAGCCCATCTATACTTACAGAATAGTTAACAGGGGTTGCACCTCTAGAAGCAAATCTAGCATAAGGAATCTTAGAATCCATCTTGAGTTTGTTAAAGAAATAGAGAACGTTTTCCATAACGTTAAAATCAGGACCCGATGCATTTAAAGATTCGATAGTTGGAGATTGACCATTCTGTTCAGGAAAAAGATAGTTTTTGTAAAATTGGATTTTAGGTTTTCCGTTAACTGTCATTTCTCCAGAATTCTCATTAATTGAAATATCCTCCTTATAGTTATTCATTAATTGACCAAGGGTTTGCATTGCCTTCTGTGGAGATTGACTTCCGGTAGGTATAATGAATTTAAGTCTAAATGAGGCGTTCATAACATTCCAGATAACTCTAGAGTTTTCCATTATTCTTAGAATATTATAGGATCTCACTAATCTTTCAAGATAGCTTATTCTAGAAATCGAATTACCCTTAGCATAAGAGATGTAAATAATCTGCTCATTTGTAAGTTTCCTAGTCATCTGTGGGTTTTTTGGATATTGAATCCAAAACTGTTTATATTCACTTTCACTTATCTTCTCCACAGCAGGTTGGAGTGATGTTGGATCTAATTCTTTAAACCCTATAATCTCCTTACCCTGGTTATCGTAAATTATCTCAAAAGCAAGAAATCCATCCACTAGAAACTGCTTGAAAAATTGCCAAGCAAGTATAGTGTTTTGGAATCCAAAAACGTTATAAAGTCTATTATAATTATTTGTAATCTCATCTCTCATCTTATCTTTTAGACCATCGAGATTTGCAAAAGACGGCGAGGCAAAGAAATTACGCTCGGTATAACTTATACACTCATCAGTTACCGTGTCAAGAATAAATTCAATTTCTCCATTCAAAGAAAACTTTCTTAGAAAATTTCTTTTCTCAAGATAGTCCTTATCATAATAAGCAATATATTTTCTAACCCTAGTATCTTGATAGGATAAAGTCCAATAAAAAGCATCATTCTCAGTAAATCCAGTTCCAGATTGATTAAAGAAGGCAGATTCGGTTTTACCAACGGCTTGTGAATTTCTCACCACCATATCATCATACTCCATTCCCAGCTTTGAGATCTTTCCGAGATTTCGAATAATGTTTCCTAGAGCCGATTGACTCGGTTTAAATCCGTCTAAAAATCCTGCCATTTTTTATTTTTATATTACTGAGGTGTCCTCTGCTCCTGCTTCCGCTTCTCCACCTTCTTCCGCTTCTGCTCCAGCTTCTGCTTCCCCCTCTTCACCTTCCCCACCTTCTTTTCCTTCTTTTTTTGCTTTTTTATCTTCCTCTTTTTTCTTTTTCTTTGCCTCTTCTTCTTTCTCTTTCTTTTTTCTTTCCACCGCTTCTTTATTAGCTGCTATATCTTGCTGTGACATTCCTAGAAAATTTTCAACAAGGAAAGAAACAGAAAAATAAGGCTTTTCTGCATCTTCCATTAGTGCAGACATAGCGGTAATTGATTCTTTTCTTTTCCCTAGCATTTCAATTTCTTGATTCACTCTAAATGGGCTATCCGAAAAATACTCAAGACCTAGCTGACTCTTAAATGCAAAATCGTCAGCCAGCTTTGGATGTTTCTTAACCATCTGGATCCAAAGAGGCTTAATGAGAACCTCCTGAAAAGTTGATCTTAACCTTGATATAAATTTGGAAAATCTTATTTCCTCCTTGTCTAAGCCTTCCGCTGCATTGACGTATGTAGAAGTATTTCCACCGTCTGGACCGTGAAATCTAGAAGCTGGTATTTTAGACTCCTGAGAAAATTTATCATAGAAATAATTTAAAGGCGTTGTGTCATTTAAATTTGGTCCATCAATAGTAATAGGTTCAATGGTTGGTGTTCCAGTGCTGCTCTGGGGCATTAAATAATTCTTATAGAATTGTATTCTCGGTCTTCCATCCATTAAGAGCTCCCCTGTATCATCGTTGAATTGAACATCTTCCTTATAAATACTCATAAGCTCACCTAATGTCTGCATTCCTTTTTGTTGAGATCTAGTCCCTATAGGAACTGTCATTTTAAGCTTATACGAAGAATTCATAACAGACCAAATAACCCTAGTGTGTTCTATAATTCTAAGAATATTATACGGTCTTATTAGTCTTTCAATATAGCTTATTCTTGAGATCGAATTACCCTTTGCATAGGATATGTAAATAATCTGAGGATCATAAAGAACTCTTCTTTTTCTAGGGTCTTGTGGAAATTGTGTCCATGTGCTCAGAAAAGTTCCATCAGGCTGTTTCTCTACACTAGGAACTATTGTTATTGGATCGATCTCTTTAAAACCTATAATCTCTTTACCCTGGTTATCGTAAATTATCTCAAAAGCAAGAAATCCATCAATTAAGAATTGTCTAAAATATTGCCATGCAGTTATATCGTCATTAAATCCCCAGATCTCATATATTCTTTTATATGAATCATAAAGATCCTCTTTTAATTTTTCATTAATATCTGTCAAATCTATTAAATCAGGATATGCGAAATAATTAAAAGGATCATATGTTACTGACTCGTCACAAAGAATATCTAAAACCCATTCAACCTCAGGATTAAGCGAGAATTTTCTAAGATAGTCTCTTTTTCCTTTATAATCCTTATCAAAGTAAGATACAAACTGTTTTGTTGAAATATCCTGTTTAGCTAAGGTCCATAACATACCTTCGTCTTCAACGTTTGACTTATTCTTATTAAGGAAAGAAGCCTCCGTTGCACCCACCGCCTGAGAGTTTCTGATAACCATGTCATCATACTTCATCCCAAAGGTGCTAAGCTTTTTTAGGGAATCCCTTATTCTTTGAATAACCGGGGATTGTGAAGGTCCGCTATTGTCTGTAAAACCAGCCATCTATAATTGTTAAATTATTTTAGTCCTTAATCTTAAATTAATTTCGATTCATACTCTTTATATATCCCCTGCGTTTGCAAGCCCTCTATCATAGAGAATCTAAGGTAGGGAAGCTTAAACCAGTCTTCTAAATCAACAATTTTAATTTTTTGTATAAAATTAGCTTTAAATCCAAAAACTGATCCATTATACCCTGTTCCTGCCATAAATCTTTCTAGGAAGCTTGTATTTAAAGGAAGTGGTTCTATATTTCCACCTTTAGAGTACGCATCATAGTTTTTGGTTATAATATTATTGAAGTTATCAAAAACCTTTGAAATGATCTCTATTTTACGTAAAGGCGGAACTGTTATGAGATCAATACCTTTTAAAATGATTCCGTCTTTTTTACTTTTATATGAATCTAAGCAAAGAACTATAGGATTTCTATTGATGAATTTTCTTTTTTCATTTACCTTTGAATCGGTAGCGTAATAAAATGAATAGATCTGACCAGGGATAAAGGGCGGGAAAAACTTTTTGTTAGCTTTCTCATCTCCGAAATACTTATCCTCGAATAGTTTATCAGTATTAGAAACTAGATCTTGAGTGTTTTTAAAACTATTTTTATACTCTAAAACTGACTCTGAATATTTTTTCATCTGCTTTTAAATAAAAAATTCTCATCGATAACTCCAAATTTAAAGCCTCTCCTTTCTGCCCACTCTTTTGCAGCTTTGAATTTAGCCTGATTTGTTATCCAAATTTGCATATTTCTGTTATACGATTTTAACTTAGTTAGGGTCATATTTCCTTCGTATATGGGCTTCTGTGTTTGTCTTTCTGGTTTTATCTCTATTATCCACTCTTTCTCTTCCCCATCCTCACTTAAAACCTTTATGTAGAAATCAACATTATATTTGTGATCCTTCTTATCTAGCGGGTTGTAATAATCTATTGCCATTGGCTCAGATGACCACTTTAATATAGATTCATTAGTGTCACAATAGGTACAGAACCTATATTCCCATGAAGATCTGTAGATTATATTATGGATATCGCCAATATACTTATCTGGGTTCATAGGAGCATATAATCCAGATTTATATTCGCCGTTAGGTTTTACCTTTTTAATATCAGTCATAATTTATTAGATATTATAAGTGTTATCATCACCAGTGATATGGCTAAAAGGTATAGTCTTTGGGCTTTTAGGTGGGTGAAGCTTTTTCCAGCCTTTAGCAAAGCCGTTCTTAGCTATTTGTGTGAAGTATGCAAAGGGGTTATTTGATTTACTTGGATCAAATCTATCCCAATATTTACAAAGATCCTCCATGGCAAAAGCCATACAATCTTCTTTATCCTCTACATCTTTATATGCCATTTTTTTAGATATACCGTGTATCATAAGGGTAAACATATCTATTGTATCCGGGGTTAATCTTCCGTTCTTTTTTGACTCGACAACTGCTATCATTAAGTCACTGTTTTTTACATAATCTTTGGCCATTAGGAGAGGGGTTTGTTTAATTAATACTATTATATTCTAGTATAAAATCGGATTAATATTTCAATAAAAAAGAGAATGCAAAAACGAATCTTGCATTCTCTTATCTATTATTTAGTATGTTTATTTTGATTCTTCTGGTTCAGAATCATCTTCGCTTCCTGGTAATTTATCCTTTCCTGTAGGGGCTTTACTTAATTTACCTGCTGTTGGATCTACGAATTTTTTACCTGGTTTATTCTGATCTTCCGCTTTGGGTGCAAAGTAGAAATGTCTAGTTGCAGTTACTTTTTTTTTAAATCCTCAGATTCTGCTAGGTTGTATCCAAGATCTTTAGAAGCTTTAAAATCTACATTTCCATCTTTACCTGGGGCAGAAACTAAACCTTGTCTCTTAGCAATTCCAGAAACTACGCTATTTGTTTCTTTTGCTTTCTTTCCGTGATCCGGAGCAGAAATTAAAGAATTCATCAAAGTAGGTCTGTTTGTTTCTCCCGCGTGCTTCCCGCTCTTAGGTGCGTGCGATAAATTATTAGCTGTTGTTCCCTTTGTTTGTGAAGCTTGCTTTCCGTTTTCTGGAGAGTGAGCTAATGTTTTATTTTTAGTAGTTCCGCTAGTTTGATTAACTTTAGAACCTCCATTTGGTGTTTTAGCATAATTAGTACCTGTGGTTTTACCCTCTGCTATATTATAGCCAATTTCGTATTTATTTCCTGCAGCATCTTCACCATCAAAATCTACATCACCTTCTTTACCTGGAGCATCTCTTAAAAGGTTTTTTCCTTGCTCTTTTCCTTTAACCATTTTAGAGCTTCCTGGTGCAGTTGCTAGATTCTTCTTGTTTGCATCTTTACCTTTAGCCATTTTATCATCTCCTGGGGCTTTAACTAATTGTCCATTCTTATATTGAGATTGTATTTTCTTAACAGCTTCGTTCATTGTTAAATTATAACCATGAAATCCGTCTAAGCCCATATCTATTTCTCCGTGCTCTCCTTTCGGTGCACTAGCGAAAGAATGATTAGTTGCAAGGGTCTTTAAAATTTTCTTTTGCTCCTCTATACTTAATTTACTCTTATTAAGAGTATTGATCTTCATTGATTCCTTCATTTCTTCTTCTCCGTCCTCGTCGCTATCAGAATTCTGAGATTCTTCGTTATCGTTAGCTGCTTGATTTAAAGCGCTATCTAAATCAACAATCTCATTTACTAAATATTCTGAAGTTTTCCCGCTATCCAAAAGAACTGTATATCTTCCAGATGTTCCATCTACGGAAACTATCTTTCCGCTTTCTCCTGATTCCTTTATTTTAACATAAGATCCTATATTGAATCTTTCATCCTCCATGATATCATCTTCTGCATCAGGTGACATTTCAATTTTTGCCAATTCTAAATTTATCTGATTCCATTTTTCTTTAAGAACAGATAATTCTCTATTTAAAAGATTTTGAGCTGATTTTATTTCTTTTGAGTTAGCATAAAGTTCATTCGTCTCCATTAATCTCTCAATCTTAGATATTTCAGTTTCTATCTTAGAAATGTTTTCTAGAACTTTATTTCTGTCATTGTTCATAACAGATTTAACCTTTTGCTCACCTTCCAAAAACTCTGTTAATCCTTCTGATATATCATATCTTAAAAATTCTTTAACCATATTAACAGCTTGTGTTCCGTTTACTTGAAATAAAGAGTTTTCTCTCATTCCCTCGTTTACTCTGTTAATGTATATTTTACCTTCCCATTTAATTAAATTAGCACTTACACCTTCATAGATATTAGAAACTATAGATTTAGCAAAATCTAATTCAACAATATCACCAAATCCTCTATATGCTGTAATAACTTTACCTATTGCTTCATTCTCGTTAACCCCAAGGTAAGTATTAGTTTCTAAACTTAAAAGTTTTCCAAGCTCACCTAGAGTTTTAAAATTAAGTTTGCTTTTATCTAGATAAACTGAAATATCAGAATTTTCTTCTACTAATCTAACAGTTTTATTTCCTAAAGCTATAAATACTCCATTCTCGTTTACCCTAACACCGTTTGAATTTAGTACTGAAACAAGATTTAGATATTCTTGAGGTACTCTAGAAATTTGTTTTTGAGTAAGTTTTACGATTCCATATTCAGAAGCCTCAAATAGGGATTTCCCTATTGAAAATATATTACCACCTTTACCTACTGATACTGGAGAATAAACTCTAGATACGCTAGATTCCGATTGTGATACAGTAGGAATCTCTAAGTTTCTAGAACTTCTAGATTCGTTAACGTTAAGGTAATTAACAAGATTTCTAACAACTGGATTGAATGCCCATTTAGAAATGCTTTTAGAAAGGATTCTAGAAGATTTCTCTTCAGAGATTAACCAAGAATTTAAAGACTCGCTTAATTCTGAGTAAAAACTAGAACTTCCGCTTGATTTAATGCTTTCCAATACTTTAGAAACCTCAATCTCTCTAGAATATTTTTCTATTCTTTTATCCAATTTAGAAACAACGCCCGAAACGGTAAAATCCCATTTGAAAGCAGAAGCTTCTGAAATAAAATTTTGAATTAATTGGAATTCCGGAATATTTCTATATTCAATTAAACTCTTATACTTTTCGCAAAGTATTTTAACCGGATAGTGTTCATATATCGATGATTCTTCTATCTTAGCTATAGAATCAAGAACGCCCATTCTTCTTAAATTTTGGGAGTCAACAAAAGATTTAGCAACAGAATCTCCACCCGAAACACTAGCTATCTTAGAGATAACTTCGTCGTTACTTTCTGCATGTTCCTTAATTAAGTATGTGCCTGAATTATTTAAAGGCAAATCCTTTACTCCGCCCCAAGATTCCATTAGCATTTCTGCTACTTGTTTAGATGTGCTAGCCTCTTCTCTTCTTATAGCATCCCTGTAATTTTCAACATTAGGGATAGCAGGGACAGCTGCAAAATTCTCATTTAACACATTAGAAATCTGTTCTGGTGAAATGTCACTCTTTCCGTTTAGATAATCCTCGCAGATTTGTCTAACCTCAGGTGATTTTGTTTGATTTTTGAGTTGTCTAACTTGGTTTACAAATTCCATAGTTTTTAATTATTTTATCTTTTTATATATCTAAAAAGGAAAGCACTTTTTCTATATATTTGGGTTCTATTGCTATTTTTTACTATCTAGCAACTAATATTTCCAATTTTATATCAATATCGGTGTGGGGATTGCAAAAAACTATACCTCCGTTCTGAGAATAGACCCCAGGTTTTGAAAGAAGCCATCCCTCCTCTATTGAACTGAATGTGGAGATTTTTTTTCCGCTAAGTATCATAAGGGTACCCATGTTATTAGTGGATCCCTCGTAGGTCCAGCTTAAATGCTTTTTAGACTCGACAGTAAGATTAGGAAAGGTTGCTTTTACAGCAATAAAAGACACATAACCGAGATCATCACCTATATCAGTTTGACTTAATAAGAAACATTTGGTAGCCTTTAGAATAACCCTACTTTTTGAGAAAGAAACTAGTTCCTCCTCTATATCCTTTAGACTTAAATAGGGAGGTGGGGTAGTCTTAGTTCCGTCATCTAAAGCTAAGCTTCCTCTGTTGAATATAAACCCAGGAACTTCCGGGACTGGACATATAGTTGGTTGTGTAGCCATTTTAACTTGCTATTATTATTGTAAGCTTGACGTTTAAGCCAGTTGGATTAGTAAAGGATAATCCACCAGTAGAGATATCAGCTGATCCTGTGTGACCGTATGTAGAAAACGGATCCATATCCCAGCCATACCACGATGAACCATTTTTAACAGCACCACTTAGAACCATAATCTGCCCCATCGGATTTCTTACTGATCCCTTATAATCCCAGAATATAACTTTATCAGAATCCGTTGCTTCTGGGAGATATTGAGCTTTAACAACTATCATTGACACCTCACCATTTGTTGTTTGTAGAGATGAAGAATCTATATTGATCGTGGTTTCTGGGTTTATAACAAAAGTTTGCTTTTGGTATTCTGAAAAATCTAAAAGTGGATGAAAAAATTCAGAAAGACTTAGGAAGTCTAGTGTTTCTGCTTTTCTACTAATGACAATCGAATCGTTTATAAAGTTTAATACCGGTTTGGTGTTAAATCTTTTGAACGTCTCATCTATTTGTTTTAACTGCTCCCTTAAATTAGCAACATTTGTATATTTTGTAAAAAAATCACTTCCAGTGGGTCCGGATGGTGAAAGAGGATATTCAGACGATCCACCAGATAAATCAGATCCATGAAAGCTTGAATTTCCACCGTCAAAATCCTCTACTTGTGATGTGTTGTTTTCTGCCAATTTTTTAAATTATATTTTATTTTATACCCATTCTGTATCTTAATACAGGATCCTCTACTCTTTTGTTAAAATTAACCGGTTCAATTCTCTCATCTGCCCAATTAGATGGGTTGACGTTTATCTGATCATTTTCTTGAGGGTTTAATTCGGTATTCACATCTTCTACTAATATCTCGTCCTGTGGTATCTCCGTTTCTATCTCAGGTTCTAGATCTATACTTGGGGCATCTGCTGCGGGTTCACCCTTAATATCTGTAGTTTCTATATCATTACTATCAGATTCACTTGGCTTTATGTAGTCAACTAAAGATTTTATAAATCCTAGTGAAACTATTGGAAGAATTGCTCCACTTATTATAGAAAGTAACCTTTTTTGAAAAATAATATCTTCGTCAACAATCCCGAATAACTCACTCCAGTATCTAAATTCGCTCAGGTGAGTATACGCATAATAGGTATTACCCATAGCCTGCATAGCAGTTAATATGATAAATAGGGTCCAAACTAAAAATTTATTCATCTTCTCCAAAATGATTAGGGAAGATAAAGAAGCAGCAGCTCCGACCTCGAAAGCCAATGCTAATGAGATAGCTAGCCATTTAGGGTTAGACAGCTCGAAGAAGTTTATTACGTGAACTGTTGAAATAGCAGAAACTATTAAATAAAGGGTAACGAATGTACCTATTATAAAATAATGGGTGGTCTTTTTTTTCATTAATTACCTCCTATCTTTTTTAGTTCTGCATCAATTTCTGATTGTCTATTAACATCCAGAATTTTTCTATCTGTAGACTGTATCATTCTCTTCTCCGCTTTTAATCCCTCTATTTCAATTATCCTTTTTACCTCGTCGCGATTTGCCATCGAGTCTAATCTAGAATTTGCAGTCTTAATTTGTTTTTCAATATTTGAAGACCTTCTACAATTACTACATTGTCCTATCATTAGAACAACCAAAATAGCTAAAACAATTTTACTGAAGTTTTTTTCAATCTTTTGCATATCTTTTTATTTTTTTTATATATCTATATTTTTATGCAACAAAAAAGCCGGAGGTATTCCCCGGCTATTAATTATATCTATTTAAATTATTCTACCGAGATTCCCTGCATAGCTGCAGATAAATCCCTTTCTAAATCTCTTATTTCTTTAGCGTCTGTTTTTGCATCACCTAAAGCCTGATCAAAAGCTTTATAAAGTGTAATAAATTCCTCCGCACTCTTAAGACCTCTTCCCTTTCCCTTAGAAATGAAATAATGGCTAGCTTCCAGAGGTAATGCACCTAAGAACACAACAGAATTTTTAATTCCGCCTTCCTTCTTGATTTTCTGGATCTGCTTATTTATTTCTCTTATACCTAATGCTTCTGTACCTGCCCATTCAGCATCTTCGTTTATGAAGTTCTCATACTTTTTGAATAGATCATCAGACATAGTCACTGCGTAAACCTTATTTTTAATCTCATCTTTCTTAGAAGAGATTTTTTCCTCTAATTCACTAATTAAATTCTGATCCAAATTAGATTCTATATCTAGGCCTGGGATATCCACACTCTCCATTGTCTTAAACTCAGTTACGTCAGAAGCACCTGGCTCCATTACTTCGATTTGGTTGATTGTTTTTTCTGTTTCCATTTTAACTTTTATTTTTTATTTTTTTATTATTGTTATAGCGAATTGTTTCTAATCTATGTTAAAAATATCAAATTCTATTCTATTATTATTAAGATAGGTTCTAAGTATTTCTCTTAAATCTTTAGCTGGATATATTTTAGGAGGACCATCTGGACCTATATGGCAAAGAAATCCACTCTCTGTCTCTATGTTTGCTTCCTCTTCCAAAATTAATCTATAAAGGCTAATCTGTATAGAGTACTCATTATGATTATTTTCCCATAAATGTGAAAATGGATGTAAAAGCTTTTTGTATTTTCCCTTAGGGTGGGAATCATCCTTAAATTCTCCGTTTGTTTTCCAGTCACCTATTACTAAGAAAGGACGATTAGATTTATCATCCCAAAAAATCAGGGGTTGATCAATAGTTCCAGACAGTCTCCACTTTTTAGAGAAAATCTTAAGCTCAGATTTTAGAGGGTGGAATGCATTTAATTTTCTATTATAAAGATCTAAAAACTTTTCAACCCTTTCTCTTGTTTCCAAATCATCAGGTAACTCCGGATTATGCCCACTCCAAAAATCCTCTATGTATTTGTGAACTCTGGTTCCTATCCCTGTTGCTTTGTTAGATTTTTGCTGCCACTCCTCAAGTATAACAGATTGATCTACACCCCTCTCCTCTGCTTTCTTTCTAGACCAATATTCCCTATTAAAGGGTGTTTTGAAGGTTTTAAGAAAAGTTGTTACTGAATCAAATTTAGATCCAGAATATCTATATGTGTGGGATTCCTCCTCGAAGGTAAATTTAGAATCATTAAAGATCTCTAATTTCTTCTCCATCTCAGATTTAGCATTAATTAGCTTTTCATTCATAAATTAAAATATATTGTGACCAAATCTGTATATAGTAAATATTAGACCAATTAATAAAGAAACCTCAACAATAAATCTTAATATCCAAAGTAAAGAAAGATTTCTAAAAAAATATTGATAAACAACTAGATATGACTCATCATTTGATCCCTCTATTGGATTTATATACATTGTCAATACCTCTTCGAGATTTAAGCTTTTAAGATAGTCATTAATTGGTTTAATTTCACTTATAACAAAAGAAGGTCTGGCTTCCTTAGGTACATCTGTAGCAAATATCACCTGGGGTGGTAGATTAACCACAGTATAGATTCTTCCAATCCAGTCTTTTCTAAGATTTCTTCTAGACCACAAAGGTGAATCTAGAGATTCCTTCTTAATTAATTTAAGATAATCTCTATACACCTTTAGTTCTCTTAAAACTTTAAAAATCCTTAGCATTTCATCCTTTTTATTTTATAGAGATTGAAACAATTATTGTTTCTTATCCATTTTTTTTCTTATTCTCCCCCTTGCTCTTCTTATTCTGGTAGCAATAGATCTTTTCTTAATGTTATACTTATCAGCTATATCCTTGTATTTCATTCCATTAATCTCACGATCTATCATAATCTCTCGATAGAGTTCAGGAAGCTTTCTTATCTCGTCCAAAACAGATTCGTAAACCAAATCTATTTTATTCTCCTCTGAGAAAAATGCATAATCTGGATCTTCCTCCATTACATAAAATCCACCCAAATTTCCTATTGAATTTTTAGTAGAAAGATACTCTAATTGTGAATCCTCGTGGCTTGCGTATCTTTTTCTAGATTTCATCAATAAAAGGGATTCGTTTCTAGCAATATTATAACACCAGGTAGAGAAGTTTCCTCTCTCTAAATCGTATTGATCTATCTTTGACCATATTTTCGCCATGGTGTTTAGAAAAGCATCCTCCGCTAATTCAATATCCTTTAAAATTAAAAAACAGTGATTTGAAACCCCGGGTCTTAATCTTTCAAAAAGATCATTAAATGATTTATTGTTTTTGGAAACAATAAAATCTTCTGCTAATTTTTGGATGTTTTTCTCTTTGGTTTTTTGCATTTTAAATGGTTTACGTGAAAAAATTAATTTATGATTGATTATTAATAAGGTTCATTTATTTTAACAACCTCAACCCCAGCTTCTAAAAGAAATGGAATAGATTCTGGTTTTCTGTATAGTTCAGAAAAAACTACCCTTTTTATTCCCGATTGAATTATTAATTTTGAACATTCAAAACATGGCGAGAGGGTAACATATAATGTTGATCCATCTGAGCTTTGTGTACTTTTTGCCAACTTGGTAATAGCATTTGCTTCTGCATGTAAAACATAAGGGAGTGTAACCATATCCTCATCCTCGCATATATTTGGAAATCCTGAGGGTGAACCGTTGTACCCATCCGATATAATGGATTTATTTTTAACCATCAAACACCCAACTTGCATTCTTTTAGAGTGTGAATTCTCACCCCACGTTTTAGCCATTCTAAGATAAATCATATCCATGTTTAAACTCTTAAAACTTTCATGTATGGAGGGATTTGATTTATCCAGCAAAGCCGAATTATCCCACTTTGAAACGATAACTCTATTCTTTATCTGATCAAATATGATATCGGTATATGGTTTAGCAGACCAATTTTCAAGGTTAACAAAACCTGAATCTACTAAATCTGAAAAAGAGTGGAAATTATGTGATCCTTTTAAGTCTTCAAAACTCATTATTATTTAATTTTAGCAAATATAAAGAATAAGGACGGGATTAAAAAATATTAAAGAGTATTTTTTAAACTCTTCTAGAATCTGGTCTAAATGGGCTTTCGAATTGTGAAATCTCTAAAGGACCCTCTAGAATGTTGGCTATTCTTAAAAGTAGTGTCCTTATATCAGATAGACCATTCTGAATCTCTTGAGTTGTTTTATCCATTGCGTTCTGGTTAGAAGATTCTTTTTTATCGGTTTCTGTCTTAATGACCTCCTGGGGTTTAACGTTTTGTAATTCTGTCGGGGCGGTTTGATTTACTGCAGCGGAAGGAGTAGCATTTTGTTTAATGGCATTGCTAAGTCCATCCTTTAGTTTATCTATACTTTCAGCTACAGAAGGTGGAGATTGTTTTTTAGATTCGCTTAATCCTATAGTAGAACTTTTAATCTCCGATAAGTTAGCTTGGGATTGTTCAGTTACTGAAGTTGGATTAGAGGCCAAAGATGAATTAACAGCTTGATTCCCCAAAACTATGGGCTCTACCTTAGCATTAGATCCAGGTAAGATTGATTGATTACCTCCAACTGAAGAAGATTCTATCGGTGTAATTTGTTTAGGAATTTGTGCACCTGCAGTTGTACTAACCGATGGAGTATTTAACGTAGGTGTAGAAATAACAGACTTAGAAAGCGTAGGTTGAGTGTTATTTATTAACGAATTTACTAAACTGCTAGTTTTTTTATCCTCTAAACTAATCTGATTGGTTGTAGATAATTCTGGCTTCTGAGAAGTTATTATATTGGTTAAAGGCTTTTCGTTTTTAATAATACTTGGAATTATCTCATTAACTAGGTATTTACTAGTTTGGTCATTAACATCTTTGGTTTCTTTTTTAATCTGATTGGTTGTAGATAATTCTGGCTTCTGAGAAGTTATTATATTGGTTAAAGACTTTTCATTTTTAATAATACCTGGAATTACATCATTAACTAAATATTTACTAGTCTGATTATTAAAATTAACATTCTCAGTTACTCCTGGATTGATTTCTTTATTTCTGATAACGTCAACATTGGAAGATGTCTCTATTATATTTTTAATATTCTTAATCGCCTGTGCTTCTACTATTGGTGATTTCACAGAAGAAATATTAGTAGGAGAAGATAGTATCTTAGGTGAAACTATATCTGATTCTTTATTTATACTGAAATCTGCTTTTTTAGTGGCATCAATGTTTTGATCTGGCTTAGTTTGATCTTTTGAAATTGGGCTTCCTGTTAAAGGATTATCTTTTTTAATTATTGGAGGTTGAGCACTAACAGAAGTTAATTTAGGAGGGCTTACTATATTAGAAGGAGATTCTGATTTTTTAACCAGCTCAGGTCCGTTTTCACCAACCAGATAATTGCCTTCTTTCTTTACAATCCCTCCAGTTCTAAAAGCCCCTTCTATATCAGAATATTTCTCATTTATTTTAATTAATTTCTTAATAGATGGCTCTATTAAATTGTTAGCTATATCATTAGGAGCTTGAGCTTTAGGGGTTAGTTCCTGATTAATCCTTTGATTGGCAATAGCGGAAAGTTCTTCCTTGTTAAATAATACATTTGAAGTTTCCCCTTCCTGCTTGTTTTTATTCTCGCTATCTATGATTAATTTATCAGTGGATAAAACATTTGATAATTTTTCGGCCGGCTTGTTTTTATTCTCGTTATCTAAAGAGAATTCATTGCTAGATAAAAAGTTTGATAATTTTTCGGTCGGATTGTTTTTATTTTCCTCCTTTAAAATTGGCTCGTTTTTATATAAAACTTTCGATAAATTTTCTGTCTGTATGTTTTTATTCTTCTCACCCAATACTATCTCGTTTCTGGATAGGTTGCTTGAAACCCCTTCCTGATCGATCTTGTTCTTTCCTTCTACTATTAATTTATCCCTTATTAAAGAGGTTTGAATTTCTTCTTGTTTATTTTTATTATCCTCTCTTACGATCGGCTCATTCTTGGATAAAATGTTTGATAATTTTTCGGTCTGCTTGCTTTTATTCTCGCCGGATTGAATAGGCTCATTTCTGGATGTAAGATTTAAAATGTCTTGCGGTTTATTCTTCTCATCTAATATTAACTTATTCTCTAATAAGGAGCTTTGTATTTCTTCTTGCTTGTTTTTGTTCTTATCATCTAAAATTAATTCACTAGGTGATAAAATATTTATGGACTCTTGTTTGTTTTTATTTCTCTCCTCTAGAATTAGTTTATCCTCCGATAAGGAGCTTTGGGTTTCTTCTTGCTTGTTTTTATTCTCCCCTTTTGAAATTAGATTATCCGCAGTTAACTGGTTTAAAACATCTTCCTGTTTGTTTTTATTGTTCTCGTTTAAAACAATCTCATCATTAGATAAATAATTCTGAGAATTCTCTAATGGTTTTGTTTTATCGTTCGTATCTACAATTAATCTTTCGACTGATGGTAAATTTGGGGTTTCCCCAGTCAGATTCTTCTTATTTCTTTCGTCTAATAGATTTGACAATAAAGAGTCCTGTGTGTTACCAATTGGTTTATTATTCTTCTGATCAAAAATCAATTCATCGGGGGATGAAAAAATTGTTGACTCTTCACCCTGTTTATTTTCATTCTTTTCATTTAGACTTAATCTATTAGAAGATAAAACGTCTAAGGCGTTGTCAGGAATTAGAGATAGTATTTCTTTATCCTTATTAACCAAAGAATCGGATTTAGCATTATCTATTCTACTGATTATGTCCTTTATGTCAGAATTTCCTGAAAGTACCTCCTTGAACTTTTTTGTATCTTGTTCATCTACTGTAGGCTTATCTAAATTAGATTCTGAAAGTTCCGATACTTTTTTATAAGCTTCAGGGCTGGAATTTTTGATATCTTCTAACTCATTAGATATAAAATTCTTCTGGGATTTGCCCAATAGCTCTATCTCTTTATTAGTAACATTAGAAGATTCTGTTTTTTCTTTATTCTCTGGGGTTCCCTTATTCTCCCCCTTGTTTTCATCTTTACTTTCTACTATCTTTTTAAATTCAGGGGTATTTAATATTTGGTCAACGGAAGGATTAGATTTTTTTACATCAATAGAATCATTGCTATTTTTTTCAGAAATAGATTTTGCTGCTAATAGATTAGCTTTGGCACGGGTTAATGAATTTACTGATTCTTTTGGGATAGACTCTATTATCTTAACAACAAGTTCAGAATACTCCTTATTTTCCTTATCTGAATAATTCTTCCTTAAAGAGTCAGTTTCATCATCAATAGATTTAACAGATTCACCTATTTTTTTCTGACCTATGGATTTCAGCTCTTTAAGTAAATCCATTTGTTCTTTGAGCTGTGATATTATCTTATCGTCTTTTTTATCATTGTCTAGGGACTCCTGTTCTTTTAAAGAATCACCATATTTCTCCTCTAGTTTATTTAGAGAAACCATATTCTTATTATCCTTAGAGGAAGAAAGAATCGAAGGATTCTCGGAATCTGCATACAGATTTATTTCTTCTTCACCTATAAAGTCTTTTAATTCTGGAAATTTCAATAGACCCTTTAGAAGATCACCTATATTAAGAGGAATAACAGCAGACCCTGGAGGTAAATTAACAATCTCGGGTCCGTTCTCGCCCACGAGATACTCTCCTTCCTTGTCAGATATACCACCTTCTTGGAAAGCTCCAATAACACCTTTTGATTGATCTGATTTAGAATTTGAAACGATATTATCTATAATTCCTGAAAGTAGATCTGATCTCTTGCCTAATTCTTTACCGGAATCTGCTATGTCCTTTGATGCATCTATGTTTTTTCCAATAACATCATTAAAGGTGTTAATATTACGTCCAAAGTCAAGTATTTGGGCTATTGTTTTTTGATCTAATTCTTTATCCATTTAAATGTATAGGTTCATTGTATATATTTAATTTCTAGCCTTGACTAAAACTAAATACCTGCTTCTTGCCCTCATTTTCTAGAGAAGCCTTATTTTCTTTCTCTATAAGTTCATTAAGCTTATCAACCCATATCTGATATTCGTAAAACGGTATAGATTCTATCCAATCTGGATTAATATTATGCTCTTTCCAAAGTCTAAATTTAACATCAAAGAAGTTCTCTAAAGATATCTGAAATAAGGAAAAGAGATCGTATCCCTTGGGGAAATGTGATATCTGCGGTGACCTCCATTCCACCGCAAACCGGACAGTTTTGTTTAACCTCCATTTTAGTACCAACTTTTATTCTTTGAGAAAGTTCAAAAAGAACGCTATATTCCTCCTTAGACCAATAATCACATTCTCTCATCTTGTTAACAAAAAGATCAAACGTTAAATCCCTCCAATCGCTAAACAGAAAAGGTGAAATCTGTAAAAATCCAGGATCTATTGTTATATTCAATCTTGCAGCTTCCCCTATATAAGAAGAAATAGATTGGGTAACCCCTATACTTGGAATGAACATCTCAACCTTTTTGCCTGTTTTCTTTATTGTGAAAACAAAAGATCCAGTCTGAGTATTGTAATACTTCATTATTCTCTCCTCTATACGATAGGAGTCTAATGCACCAGTTCTAAGCTCTATTCCATTATTAAAAGGACACTCTGGTGTTTCTTTACATTTTTTCTTGGTCTTTAATAGAATGGAGTTTTCACCTTTAACAAATGTAAGATCCCTTACAGCCATAATTAGGAAAAATCTATCCTCTTGCTTTAAATCTTTATATGATATTATACCCTCATTAGGAAATTCCATTCTAAGACATCTATCTAGTATATAGCTAAGTTTTTCCTCTATATCTAATCTGTCATCATCATCAATAGCAGAGAAGTGTCTAATCTCTCTTACCTCTGCTGGTCTTATAGCAATCCTTGTACCGTACGGATAGTATATCCCTAACGTAGGTAAAACTTCTACTGGTATATTTTTCCAGCCATTATCAGATGCTATGCTTTGAGCATGCATTTGAGATTTACCAAAAGATGCGGTTTGGTGTTCTTGTACCTGCTGTTTAGAATTAGCCATTATTTGTTCATCCATAATTTTAGGCTGAACAGTAGCTTCAGGTATTGGTTGGGTATCTACCTGATTAGGTTGGACTGGCTCAGTGTTATTGACTAAATCTGGATCATCATAAGATAATCCGCCTTCAATTTCTTTCTTTCTTAAGATCTCCTCAGGAGATAAATTCATCATATCCATATTTAAAAAGTTTTTATATATTATATACCACAAAACAAAAAAAGAGGCCAATTTGGCCTCTTTAATATAAAATATTTTTGAAACTTAAATAAATAAATCTTCCCAGTAGTCACATATCCAGCTTGTTGTTAAAGTGTAGATAGCAGATTGCTCATAGTCAAGCTCCATTGGGTTAATTGCTTCGTTTAAGAAACATGAAGGTATTCTTATTCTTCTGAAAACGTCCCCTCTTTTATTGAAAATTGAAATAACCATAGAACCAACATAGTCAGACTTAATACCCATAGCGCCTGTTAATGGATTGTAAATCAAATCACTCCATTGTCTAAGTATCTTGTAAACAGTCATAGAGTTCTGATTACTTAAGTTGACCTCAAATTCCATATTTACGGTCATATCACTTGTGGTAGGTTCTCCACCTGCGTATCTACGAGTTGCGAACTTATAAGTTTGTTCAACTGGATTTGCCGGTGAGATATCAACTGCTAAACCTGATATAGATTTAACCTGCTGAGTTAGGATGCTTTCACCTTTGAATATTGTGTTAGCATCAACTATACCTGCTGGTGGCGTAATTAGAACCTCGAACTGATTTAAAAATACGGGTTCAAAGTTATTTATCGCCGCTCTGGAGTTAGTAAAATGTGGTAAACCTGCCATTTATTTTCTCTAATATTTTTTTTATAGGAATAAATCTTCCCAGTAATCAACCGCCCATTGCATATCACTTACTTTGTAAAGGTCAACTGATGTGTAATTTAAACTCATTGCTGTTAATGGCTTAGTAGGGAATGTATCCTTACAAGTTACTCTTCTATACACATCTCCAGCTTTATTAAACATAGAGATTACTATAGTTCCGCAATAGTCATTCTTTAATCCTTGAGCACCTGTTAATGGATTGTAAATCAAATCACTCCATTGTCTAAGAGTTTTAAAAACATACATAGAGTTAGCATCATTTAAGTTCACACTAAAACTTAAGCTTAAGTCCATATATGTTTGATCTGGCTTAGCACCTGCATAGTTTCTTTTAGCAAATTTATATTTCTGAGTAACTACGCTCGGAGTTTTATTAAGCGCAAGACCGCTGACACGGCTAACGTGTTGAAGAAGTATTTCTCCCCCCGGAACTGCCGCTGGTGGTATAATGTTAACTTCAAACTGGTTTAAGAAAACCGGTTCAAATCTATTTACCGCCGAGATTGAATTTTGATAATGTGATAATCCTGCCATGTTTTTCTTATATTTATCTTAGATTTCAAAAAGCATAAAATCTATCTTATGCGAATTGAGTAAATCCACCTGCAGCTATACCGCCAATCTTAGTAACAGTTATTCTATTAATAAACTTCTGAAGACCTCTAGCAGGTTCAATGATTATGTCTATAATACCCATATTCATATCAATGATAGCTTGCGTATTATTAGATGAATCCATAATTGTTTGGTAAGCATAAATTCCACCTCCTGCTCTAACGCCATCTAGATAATTATCGACTAGAGTTTTTATTTCCAATCTAATTGAATCGTCATTGAAATCGAATAAGTAATTAGAAAGTATAGATTCTACGTCGCTTTCTACGCTGATTAAAAGATCTCTAACGTGAACTAAATTGAATGCTGAGTTTACTTGTTGGTAAGCTGTTTGGTTACCCATAATAACTACACCCGCTCCTTTTCTCTTAACTATTGGGTTAATACCAAATGATTCTAAATCTCCTCTATCCGAATCACTAAAGTCATATTCAACACCTATTATATTTCCACCACTTAATGTACCTCTTTTCTGACCTGCGATTATAGAGTAAGGTTCGCCACTCGCAAATTTTCTAACAAAGTTATTAGAAACTAAAGCTGCTGGAGGAATGCTTAAATTCTTATCATTTTCTCTTATAGTGATATAAGGACTATAGAAAGCAGCATATTTAGCTCCATCACCTTCTGTAGGTAAGCTAAACACAACTGATGGATTAAGTGATAAGTTACCTCCGGTAGTTATGTACTGAACTTTCACAGTTGGATATGGATTAGTAGCAGTAGGGGCGTCAGTGAATCTTGGATTTGTACTAGTTCTAAACTGAGCTATAGAAGGTGCATTAACTATAGCTAAAGCTTGACTTCTTAATTGAGCAAGTCTACTGTACTGAGACTTAGATTCAGGTCCTATTATACCATTAAATGTATCTATGATGTATCTGAAAGAAATAACTTGTTTCTGAGCTAAAGTGTTAGCTATGTTAGTGTTATAAAGAACGTTTAATATTTCATTTGTTCTAGAATCAGTTCCATTTGGTCTGTGAGTTGCTTTCATTGTGAATCCTTTCAAATAGCTAAAATCAAAAGATGTTGTGAATTGAGCTATCGATTGGAATTTCTGAACTCTAGTACCTCCGTTTAATCCAGAATAGTAAAGTACAGGTCTTGCTGCTTTAGCGGTATAAACTCCGTCAGTAGAGGTAGAAGCCACAGATACAATTTTAGTTAATCTGCTTTGTCTGTTACCTGAAGAAGGTGTACAGATATCAAGGTCAGTAGAAACTACCAAATCACCAACTGAAAGAGGTGCATTACCCTCAGAATTCTCAGTAATTGTGAATGATGTTGAGTCTATTCTAGAACAGTCAACGTAAGAATTGATATTTCCGTTTTGAGAGATGATATCAAATTTACCAGTAGATACTGGAGATCCGATATTATTAGAAGCAAAGTTTCCAGTTCCTCCGAAAGCTACTATATTGTTAATAGTAGATCCCGCTAGTGAAGAGCTCGTATGCGATCTAACGTAAACATAATTGAATTGATCTCTATCAACACCGGATTCAAAAGTTAAATAGTTAACAGAAGAACCTGTCGAATTTAACCAAACAGTAGATCCGTCAGTAAGCTTATTGTATTTAGCATCTTGGAAAAGCTGGGATCCGTTATAAGCTCTAACTACTGTAGAAGTTCCAGAAGTTGCACCAGGTCCAGTAACTCCACCAGGTGTAATAACACCGGTTACCGAGGTAACAGAGTCAGCAATACCAAATTGGTAAGCTCCTGTTCCACCTGCAGCTGATCCACCTTGATAACAGGATCTAGTACCACCACCTGCATCATATATTGCTGTATATTGAGTAGGAGCAACAGTGATACCTTGGGTTGAGTAAAAGCTAGTGTCTAATGGATGACTCCAAGAGATTCTAAGTTCACCATCTACATCAGTAGTTCCAGTAACTTTAAGTCTAACTAAGCTATTATTAGAGAATTGATTAAGCAAATCACCAGTTGTTCCTGCTGTTATACCAGTAACATATCCAATAACGAATTTTTGATCATCTGAGCTAGTTACAGATAAGAAATTCTTAAGAGCTACCTTTTGATCTGCAGTTTGAAATCCACCAGTTGTACCGGTAACCCCCGCCTTAGTTTGTATGTAGTGAAGACCTCCATAAGTTAATGATGAGTCATATGCATCAAAAGATCCAATATTAACACCTGCAGTAGCTCCTGTTGCACTTCCCCATAGTGAGAATAGTGTTCCAACTGTTAGAGCTCCTGTTGCACCTGTTGTAAGGTATCCAGTATATCCGGTTACACCGTAAACGTTTCTTGTGTAAAGTGAATCCTGAAGTAAAGGCTGATCATAACTTAAGAAATTGATAGCTGGCGTAGGAAGATCTTTATTTACTCCAAATTCATCGATAAGGTGATTACCAACTAGATCTATCTTAGATCCATTAGCGCAGATGTTGTCAAAAGCCTTAGAATCAACTGCACAAAATATACCTGTTGAAGGTGTATTGTTATTTATTAATGTTTGAACGTATTGGTTAATACCATTAAGATCGACAAAATCAGGTATAATAGATCCAGTAACTGAAGCTACTATATTTATATCCATATCAGAAAGGAAAGAATCTATCTTAGCTTTAACAAATCCATTAGCTGTGAAATATCCAGCTCCTGTATCTTTATTATATCCCCATTTAGGATCAACTGAAAGTGCTAAGTAGTTTGTCCAATCTCCAGAAACTGCTATAACGTCTACGAAATAATCAGACATATAGTCATAAGGATGCATGAAAGAAGGAACGTTGTTTGCTCCGTACCAGTCGATAGCAAAAATATCATATCCTTTAATTGGCTTAGAAGAATCTGTTGACTTTCTTACGATAACACTCATTGGGGATTTACCCAAATTTGTTATATTAAAAAGTTTCCCAGTGTCTGCTGTACTTAAAGCAGCTAAGAAATAAGAAGGATCTGCAAACCAGAATCTTTCCTTATTATAGTAAGCTGAATAAAGAACGTTAGTAACTACTCCATTATCTTCTTCAGTATCTAGTGAGAATGATTTGTATGAATTCAAATCAGCATTCACGCTAGATGCATCATCATTAAGCTTTAAAAGATTTAAAGCAAATACTGGACCTGCATTTAAACAAGTTAGTATAGATCTATGGAAGAAAGATCCTTGATTTTCTAAAGATTTATCAATATCACCAAATACTGCTATCATTGTTGTTGCGTCTGGGATATAAACCGGGGTATTAAAAGGCCCCTTATTTGAAAATCCCACTACCAATCTAACTGTTTGAGATGTCAGTATCACGTTTTGTGTAGCATCAAATTCTAGAGTATAGACTCCTGATGCTCTAAATTGTGAGTAATCGATTTTTACCTTATTTGCCATTATTTTTCAGATATTTTTTTACTTCTATATTATATATCAATTCACCAATTAGATATTTGAGCAAATCGATATTTTTTTAGGTACTATATGAAAAAAACTATATTCTCATCTTATAATACATCATATATATCCAAAACAAGATTCTATATTTTAGTGATTTTTCTAAAGAAGCTTACTAAAATCTCCATAAGCCCTTCCGTCTTTGGTAGAATGAGAATTCATTCTTCTGAAAAATTCATCACCCTCGAAAGATTTGTTATTTCCCTCTAGTTTAGAGTTTATGATCGTTTTATATTCATTATCAAGTTCGTCAAATACCTCCCCAACTACTTGGTTAAAATCCTGACCGTCGAAAAGTGAGGGTAGATTAACTATTGTCATTGCAACATCATCATGTCCGCTCTGGCTTGAGTATGTTCCTCTATTATTTAGACCGAAGGTAAAAAGCTCCGGAATAGTCCACTTTTTATCGTTTATTAAAATTCTATCCTCCCTTATTAATCCCCTAAGAAGTTCACAATATTTCATTTTATTCTTCTCGTTGTACTTAATCCCTGGCTTAAGAACTCTAGCGCTCTCTGTATGTTTTGTAAAAACAAACATCTGATCATAGAAATCGTCGTCAGA